AAGGCGGGCAGTGGATACAGCAATATCGTCATGTCGCAAGGCATCTCGTTCAAGGGGCCAGATAGCGACGCGACGAACTGTTTTATCCACGACTGCGCGAGGGGCATGTACCTCGGCGCTGATCGCTGCGGACACTCCAACGTCACGATCCAAGACGTATACACCAATTTCACAACGTGGGGATCAGCAGCAGATGATATGTTTGCATACGATTTTGTACACATTGGCGTATGGGCGACACCTTCCGACAATACAACAGGCGTGACGGCAACCGACCCTCACTCGTCCACAGGCTCATCCGGCGACCCCTCTGATGGGGCAACTATGTCGAACGTGACTATCGCGGGAGGCTACTCAGACGTAGCGTTTTGGCGGCGTGCTGATTTGCATGATGCGCTTGGTTTCCCTGTACCGACATCATCATCGACTGGTGCTAAGTTCAATGATCCCAACCTTCCGGGTGCGGGTTATCCCGGCAACGGTCAGGACACCTACGCCAACGTCAAGTTTCTGTACAACCTTAACGTGACGGGCAACATTGGCCAGATGATTGCGGGATGTCGGGATGCCACGGTTTACGGGAACGTAAATTTACGGGCAACGTTGTTCGGCAGCGGCACGCCGGGGTTCTATATGGATGCCGTCGAAAACCTGAAGATTAGTAAGAACCTCTCCCCTTACCGGAACACCACTTACGAATTCGATGGTGACACAGCCAATGGTTACGTCGTCACGGATGATACTGTGACGGGCTATGACAACTTCTGGATGGAAGGCGACTTCTACCGAAATGAGTTCGTTGGCCACGAGACCAAGGGCTTTGATCGTCTTGAGGCGCATGAGATCAGAGACGCCTACACCATTAAGGCGGGCAGTTGGTTGCTGGATAATGACATGGGCGGGCCAAGCTCGCCCAACTATCTCGGCGCTGGTGTTGTAGCTAATGCGTTCAGCGTACCGACACCAAGCGTCGGTGTGGAGGGTTCTTATACGCGCACCCAATGGAATGCCGATGCTCGCTGGTCTGGTACATATAAGACAGGGGTGAGCGCTGGTCTTGTTGGTGGTTTCCTCGTCTCCTTCACGGCAACTACGGGGGCGGACGGCTCACAGCGCACGGTCTTCGATAGTCAGGGCAACACCTTCGAAGTATCTCGTACTACTTCTGGACGGATTGAGCTGTATCTCAAGAACAGTGCAGACACGATCCCGATGCTGAAGTTCGTCAGCAAGGATACTTACGCTGAGGGCGTTCGGGTGGACATGGCGTGTGAGTACGACTTCAGCAAAGGTATCGCTCGCGTCGCGTTCAACGGTGTGATCGACGGTTATGTCCGTGGTTCAGATTGGGACTTGTCCACCATCGACACAGATACGCTTGGTACAGTCAAGACGATGTACCTTGGTGGTCAGTATCTCGGCGTAGTTCCCTCACACACACGTCCGTGGATTGGCGAAATCGGACTGTTCGCCTGTCACACCGGTGCCTTGCTGGGGCTGGATAGTGATGTGGGTATGTCTGCGATATATGCCGCCCCAGGTGGTTATTTCAAAGACCTCGGCACTGCTGGCGCTAACGTGATTGCAGGTGGCATGGATATGTTCGTGACGATGGAGGATGTCGTACCGACGCAGCGTCAGGCAGGCGCAGGGACATTCTCCGCGAACAGCGGGTCCGTGGCGCTGACCTTGGCCGGGCCTCCCCCGGCTACGGTTGAACCAGTTGTGCTCGACGGTACGACGGCGTGGATCGACATGGACGTAGCTCTGGGCGCGTCGGTGCCTTATGTGACGGCGGCGTTTACGGTGAGCATCCCCGAAGCCGTGCCGAGTGTCGGCTTCGTGCTCAACTCAGGTAACGGCACAGGCGACTGGCACCTGTCACTGTTTGACAGCAACCAGCGGTGGTTCCTGAAAGCTGAGAATACCGCGGGCTCCTCTATGGGGTCGGTGTACCTGACCGGTTCAGCCATGGCCACGGCTACTGAGCAGAAGTGGCTTGTTAAGACCCGCGTAGGTTCGCAGCAAATCTGGATCGACGGTGTGCTTGCACTGGATACTGCCCTCAACGGTAATGCACAGAAGTCACCAATCCTGATCGGTGCAGGCAATATCGCTGGTGGTGCAATGGGTGTGCTGCATGTCTCGAACATGTGGTACTCCATCGAGGACAACACCACAGCGGTCTACTCCGACTTCTACGACGGCGGTGGCAACGCGGTGTACTCGGGGACAGTCGCGGGCATGGTCCCACTTGTGGACCTGAAGTCTCTCGCAGACTGGAACGCCAGTACCTACGCAGTCGGCACGTTCGTGGCGGCATAAGGAGAACGACAGGTGATACCCCCGCTTAGATTTAGGCGGGGGTTTTAAGTCTAAATCAAGTTCTTTACTTTTTGATGCTTCCAATTTATTTAGTAAATTTAAGTTCTTAATACTGGAGATTCTTAAAATGCTAACACTTGGAGCTGTGCAAGAAACTCTCCCTGCACAACATCGACAAAATATTACTCAGGATATGGTTGATCAGCTCAACTCCTTGTCAAAGGATCCTGAAGAGGCCCGGTATATCCGGGATAATTTTGTGACTTTCTCTCAGGTTTTGCAAGAAGGTCGTTACAAGGTTGGGGATTATGTCCGTGCTGTGATGTATGTCTCTCACAAGGTCATGGGTAAAACAAACTTGGATGCTTATCGAGCAACCTTCCCTGATCGCTATGCGTCGATGAAGAATGCCGGGAAAGAAGCCAAGGACATTGCTTCGATTGTGACTGCCTACAACAAAGGGCAGTTGGTCACGAAGATCATGGAACGTGCGATGGTTCCTACTTGGATTCTGAATCAAGATGTATTCCAGTCTGCCATCAATACTCAGTATGAATTGATGATGGACATTGATGTTTCACCAAAGGTCCGGAGTGATGCAGCAAACAGCTTGCTGACCCACCTGAAGAAACCAGAAGCCACACACAAGACAGAGCTGAAGATCGACATTGGTCTGAACGATGGTATGGCTGCCCTTGAGCAGCAGCTCGTTGCTATGAGTCGGAAGCAGCTTGATCTGATTGAACATGATCCCAATGTCTCTGCGAATGACATCGCAGCATTACCCATGAAGACGGTGAATCCATGATCCAAGGTGAAGACTTCGTCCCAGAAAAGACCGTAGATGATTACCTCAACGAGGTAGACTTCATGATGCTCAACAGTCACGCTGGGTACATTCCCAGTGAGTTCTCGTTGAAATTCATGAACTTCATCAAGCTGGTCAACGGAGATCAGGGCGAAGACAACAAGACACCGGTCATGCACCTTGCTATGTTGGACAAGCTGGCCAGCAAAGAGAAGAAGATCGCCAACCTCTGTGCTCGTGGTACGGCGAAGACCACTCTCTTCATGGAATACCTGACTCTGTATCTGGCAATGTTTGGAACCCTCCCTAACTTTGGAGTGGTCACTGGGATGTTGTACATCTCGGACTCGATGGACAACGGTGTAAAGAGTGCTCGGAACTCAATCGAGTTTCGATACAACAACTCTGAATTCCTTCAGGCATGGATCCCCAAAGCAAAGTTCACTGAGAATTATCTGGAATTTGAGAACAAGCGTGGACACAAACTGGGCGTAAAGATGTTCGGTGCGAAGTCTGGTATCCGGGGTACAAAGATCTTCGGGAAACGTCCTGTGTTGGCAGTGATGGATGACTTGGTTTCAGATGCTGACTCCAAATCCCAGACTGCCATGGAAGCAATCAAGGACACAGTTTACTCCGGAGTCCAGTATGCGTTGGATCCAACCCGGAACAAGATGATCATGAACGGGACACCGTTCAATAAGAACGACATCGTCTATGAAGCAATTGAGTCCGGAGCATGGCATGTCAACGTGTGGCCGATCTGTGAGAAGTTCCCCTGCTCTCGTGAAGAGTTTCGTGGAGCTTGGGAAGATCGCTTCACCTATGAGTATGTCTTCGAGCAGTACAACTCTGCCAAGAAAGAGGGAAAGTTGAAGAGCTTCCGTCAAGAACTTATGCTCCGGATTACTTCGGATGAATCTCGTCTGGTTCAAGACTCTGAGATCCTCTGGCGTCCACGAGCACCCGTGCTCCAGAAGAAGCAGAACTACAACTTCTACATCACCACTGATTTTGCTACGTCGTCGAAGCAGACAGCCGATTACTCGGTACAATCAGTGTGGGCATACAATCAATCTGATGAGTGGCACTGGGTTGATGGGGTCTGTGAACGCTGGACCATGGACAAAGCTATTGATCAACTTTTTGAGTTTGTTGACGAATACCAACCTCAAGGTGTAGGTGTCGAGATCAGTGGACAACAACAAGGATTTATCCAATGGTTAATGAACGAAATGAATTACCGGAACAAATTCTTCAACCTGACGAACCAGAAGGGGAAACCTGGTATCCGGCCAACCACAGACAAGCTGGCCCGTTTCAATATGGTTGTCCCATTCTTCAAGGCAGGAAAAGTGTTTTTCCCAAGTGAGTTGAAAAATACGAAGACACTTGGTATCTTCATAGAACAGATCGCCCTTGCAACCAAGGACGGTATCAAAGGCAAAGATGACTGCATCGACACGATTTCCATGTTGCAGTATATGAATCCTTGGACCCCCAGCTCAGATACGATGGACGATGGTGACATTTCATCAGTACGTTCGAACCAAGTTTGGGGTAGTAATTTACTCACTCCTGATGATACAGATGAAACGCAATATGGATCCTATGTGGTCTGATTTTCTCGAAAGAGGGTAACACTATGATCCCATTTAATTCCTTCAGCCAACGTCTGGCTTTCGGTCAACTGAAAAACACATCTGCCGTGGATGAAGATAACCTTGGGGTTATCTGCCCAAAACACTATGGAACTATTTTGTCTTTGACCAATCAAGGTTTAGTAGATCTGTCAACACGGTTTCCATTGATTAAAGGTCAAGTCGATTTGACATTTGTCTTGAACCAGAACATATACCCACTGACTCAAGCCAATCTGGGAACATCTCTCACAGATTCTCCGGATGATACATTTCTTGATGACGAGTTTGTGAAGGTGCTGGATCTGTTCGATGCAATCGGAGATCGACATGTGGTCAATACTAGTGGTCACATTCTGACACCATCATTCAACACTCTTCGTTTTACAGATGCGAAGATTACTGAATTCACAGAGATTGCTTCTCCAGACCCAGCACGGATTCGCATTCGCTATCAAAAGAAACATCCAACAATTACTTCGACTGGGAATATCAATTTACCCCCGAATCTAGAGACAGCATTGCAACTCTTCGTTGCATCGTTGTATATAAGTCATATGGGCGGACCTGACCACTCAGCCAAAGGCGATAGCTATTATGCCGCCTACCTCCGGCACATCGGTGAGGATGAAATGAAAGATTTATCGTCCACCTCCGAAGTTGAGGAAAACGATAAGTTTACAAACCGGGGGTTTGTATAAATGGCTGACTTAAAAGATCCAAACCTAATCGGGGAAGTATTCAACCAGCGAGCTGCAATTCTGACGTTCATGGGATCGTTGGGTGGTAGCGTGCGAGCTGCTGTTTTGAAGACAACTTGGCGTGAAGGTCTTCGTGTGGTATTCGTTGGTGGAGCTGTCGCATTTGGCGTCGGTGTACTTGGGCCTGTAATCATGAAACCGTGGATTGGCGAATTACCTGATGAAATGGCTGGAGCTTTAGGGACTCTAACAGCCGCCTCCTTTTTTGTTGGTTTGGTGGCAGTAACACTCGTTGAGCGATTCATTTCTGGTCCTACTGATGGAGGTGGAAATGAGGCATAATAACCAAAGTATAAAGGTTTTTCGGGCAGAAAAAACAACCAAGAACCAAGATGACTTCAAGGTTCTGGTAGTTGGTTTAATGATTTCAATTATAATTCTTCTCATGATCCCATTCGTAGGTACTACCTATGATAAACAGTTTGCTGAACGTCCGTTTCTAACTGCGACCGTTGAGATCGTGAAGACAGATGACTATGAGCTTCCAATGCTTCTGTATGATGCAGATGCGAAGCAGCATGTACAGGCAACATGGATTGCCACTATCCGGGATGCAAAAGACATTCGTTTGGAGACTCGTCGTGGAAACGGAGATTACATTGTTCGTGAAGACAGTCCTCGTCTTTGGACATGGGAAGCCTTCTTCGACAATGAGTCAGGTGGTGCTTCTCCTCGTGTTCCAGAACAACCTTTCATGGTTTGTCTGCGTTACACATCTCGGACTGTGGACACCAACACGGTCGATGAGACCCCGGAAGTTTGCAGCAAGGTTTTCTACCCTAGTGAGGGAACCCCAATCGTAGAGGAAGTCCAATGACTATTTCCGTTCGTGATTACCAGATCCGGTGCAACTCGCTTGCTCTTCCTGGTTCAACTGTCCTGAAGGTTGACGGGATGAATGGCCCGAACACCCGTCGGCAGATTGCCATCGTGAAGAATGCGATGCAGGTAGATGACGATGAAGACATCATGGATCCCTCCGGGATCTTTCGTGTTCACTGGCACTGGGCTGCGTCCACGTACACGGTGAACTGGAACGTGGTGAAACACTACAACGGTGTGTTTGACAAAGATGGCAACAAGCATGACGGTGGGACACCTCCTCAACAGCAAGCTGTCTACCTCTCCGGCAAGTACGGCGTGAGCCATACCTTCAATGCCAACACAGGTGCTGTCGGTCTCTCTGTGGCAGCCATGGCTGAAGCCAAGGTGACAAACTGGGGAACTGGTGTCGTCGATCAGGGGAAGTACCCTCTGACTTGGGAAGGCATTGATGGGATGCTGAAGGAGACTGTGAAGCTGTGTCGTGAATTCGACATCAAGCCATCTCCGTGGACAACCATCACTCATGCTGAGGTCCAGACCAACATCGGGATCAAGCAGAAGAACAAGTGGGACATCCGGGTTCTTCCGGACAATCCGACCAAACTTCTGGGTGAAAAGGAAGCCGGGGACATGCTCCGTGCTCGAATGATGGAGAAATTCTGGTGAAATACCAACTCCAAATCATCGCTTTGATCGGAGGTCTCGCCCTGATGGGCGGGGCTTTCGTTTATGGGTATCACAAAGGTTCTCTTGCCGAATTGACAAAAATCGCTGAAAAGACTGCTGAAACCCAAGAAGACTTGTTCGATCTGAATGAGGTGATTCGCAAACAGACTGAGGCTCTTCGTCAAGCTGAACGTGAACGAGAGGAATTGATTGATGCACTCGAAGAAGAAGCCTCTGTGGCTGCTGGTTCTGATGGTCCCGGTGTTGTCACTACTGGGGGGATGCAGCGGCTCGAACGTCGGTGGGGTCCGAATCCAAGAACTTCCAACTGACGTAACTGAACCTTGCCCACATCCTTTGGAAGTGATCCAAAGAGTTCGAGGTCTTTCCGTTGGTTCAGATGAGATCCGTATGGGTCGTCTAGGTGATGCGCTTATAGAGTGTGGCGCTGAGAAACAAATTGCTGTAAACGCAAATCAACAACTCATTGAGATCTTTCGAAACTAGGAGTCGAATCGTGAAAAATGAAAACGACATGATCGAGAACGATGTCCAGTCCCCGAAGACTGACAACGACTCCACGTCCGAGATTTACAACCCTGCGGACCTGAGCAAACCTCAATCTGAGAAGCTGACCAAGTGGGCGCAAGAGCCTTCGATTGCTGATTTGAAAGGCGATCTGGAATATGCTCGTCAAGAGAACACCGACCAAAAGGCCAACGTCGAAGGATGGATGGCTCTTCGAAATGCAACCGGTGCTGAGTCTGGAAAAAAGACCAAGACTCCAGGTCGTTCTTCTGTTCAGCCAAAGCTGATCCGGAAGCACAATGAGTGGCGTTATCCTGCGTTGAGTGAACCGTTCCTGAACACGGAACGTATGTTTAATATCAACCCCCGCACATTTGAAGATAAAGCTGCTGCTGACCAAAACCAGTTGATTATTAATTGGCAGTTCGACACCAAGCTAAATAAGGTTGATTTCATTGACCGATATGTCCGTAAGACTGTGGATGAGGGGACATGTGTGGTTCGTGTTGGCTGGGAACGGAAGACCGAGAAGGTCAAAGTCCTGAAGCCTGTTTATGAATACACCATGATGGAAGTGGGTGATGAAGAGGGTATGCAGATGCTGGCTCAGGCAACTGAGATGGCGACATCTGATCCTGAAGCATGGGAAGCAGATCCTTCAATCCCTGATGAACTTCGGGCTGCCGTTGAGTATGGGCTTGAGGACCAAGAGATGGTTGTCGCCACTCAGATCGACGAAGAGTGGGTTGAAGAGACCAAGATCACATACAACCAACCTTCTTTGAAGATCGTCGATGTGGCGAACTTTTTCATTGACCCTTCTTGCGAGGGTGAGTGGGAAAATGCCCAATTTATGGTTCATACCTACGAGTCCACAAAGTCCGAGTTGAAGAAGCGTCGGATTTACAAGAACTTGGAAGAAGTGAACTGGGGTGCAAACCAGATCAAAGCACAAGTGGGTGATCCAGATCACGAGACAACCACACCCATTCCCGATGGCCGGATGAACTCGGACAAAGCCAAGGTGCTGGTCTATGAATATTGGGGTCTGTGGGATGTTCACGGTGATGGGGAGATGATCCCGATTGTTGCCACCTTCATTGGTGATACAATGATCCAGCTCACAGAGAATCCATTCCCTGACCGGAAGCCTCCGTTCGTTGTTGTTCCGTATATGCCTATCCTTGGTTCAATCTGGGGCGAAGCTGATGCTTCTCTTCTGCAAGACAACCAGCGGATCCTTGGTGCTGTTACTCGTGGTACGATTGACCTGTTGGGTCGCTCTGCAAACGCACAGTCAGGCTATGCTAAGGGCTTTCTGGATCCAGTGAACCGGAAGCGTTTCGTGAATGGGGAAGACTTCGAGTACAACCCGAACTCAGATCCTCGTGTTGCAATTCAGCAACTACAGTATCCTGAGATCCCGAACTCTGCTCTGACAATGATGCAGCTCCAGAACGCTGAAGCTGAGGGTCTGAGCGGGGTCAAATCATTCTCAGGTGGTATCACTGGTGAAGCCTATGGCCGAGTCGCTCGTGGTATCTCTGGTGCGTTGGATGCGGCTGGCCAACGTGAGATGAGTATCCTCCGTCGTCTGGCCGAGGGTATGCGTCTGATTGGCCGTAAGATCATGTCGATGAACGCTTATTTCCTGGAAGAGAAAGAGATCATCCGGGTCACGAACAAAGAGTTCGTCGAAATCAAACGCGAAGATCTGTCTGGGAACTTCGATCTGCTGGTGGACATCTCCACTGCTCAGGTTGACGAACAGAAGTCTCAGGATCTGGGAATGATGCTTCAGACGATTGGTCCAGATATGGATCCCGGTCTCTCGAAGATCATCCTGGGTCAAATCGCAGATCTGAAGCGTATGCCTGATCTTGCAGAACAGATCCGTGCTTATGAGCCTCAGCCTGATCCGATGCAGGTTCGTATGCAGGAACTTCAGATCGAGAAGCTGGAAGCAGAGATTGCTCTGGACCGTGCTCGTGCTCTTGAAGCAGAAGCCCGTGCTGAAGGCAAATCTCTTGATACAGAGCTTGAAGTTACTGGTTCTAAGCATCAGCGTGATGTTGAGAAGATGGGTGCTCAGGCTCGTGGCAACCGTGATCTAGAAGTCACCAAGGGTCTCCTTAAAGGGGAGACTCCTGCTGGTATGATTGAGGCTGCTGTCGGTTTCAATAAGTTGGTGGAAGAATCAGATCGTATGCAGGCAAAGCCTGAAGCACCTTTGGGACGACCACCAGTTGAACAGCCAACGTTGCCAATGGCCCCCCTTGGAACTATTCCCCAACAACAACCTCTTGCTTTACCTCAGTAAAGTAAGTTACGAACAATTTACTGTAACATATCAACCACAAAGGATGTGGCAATGAACCTATACGACGAAAATGTGCAAGACACCGAGGAAACAGCACACCTCACAATGGAACAGTATCAGGAGTACAAAGCCTCCTGTGAAGAGCTGCTCCGTCAGGCAAAGGCTGCTGCAAAGCTGTCTGAGAATTCTGAGTTCAAAGAAATCGTTATGGATGCGTATTTTGACCAAGAGCCAAAGCGGCTTGCTGGTTTGATGGCAACTGGCCGTCTCTCGGACAAGCAGTTCGATGAATGTATTGGTGAGCTTCGTGCCATTGGTTCCCTCCGGACATTCCTTCAGGACTTCATCCAGAAGGGCAACATTGCTCAGTCGGAACTGGAAAATCTGGAAGCCGCTTGGAATGAAGCAGTTGAAGCAAATGCTTCGATCAAGGGGGGTGAATAATCATGGCTGACGAGAACACCACACTCGACATCGACACGATGTCCGATGAAGATTTCATGAAACTCGACCCGTCTCAGATGCAGGAAGTAATTCCTGCTGACGAGCCAGAAGAGGAGACTCCAGTTGATGAGGACACTGGTTCAGAGGATGATGGTGAAACTGGTGAGACTGATCCGGATGAAGGAGATCCTTCTGGTTCAGAAGCCCCTGCTCCTGATTCCGATGAAGGTGACAAACCAGCCGATCCTCCTGCTGACCCGGAAGATGAAGGTGCCAATGAAGACCCTGAAAAGGGAAAGACATCTCCAGCTCCGGAAGGAAAAGATGAAAAACCAGCAGAACCAGCTCCTGCTGCGAAACCAGAATCGAAAGATGACCAGGCAAAATCTGGGGATGTGAAACCTGCAAAGGTTGATCCCAAGATTGCTCAGGACTTCTTCGAGAAGGTTTCTGCTCCTTTCAAGGCCGATGGTCGTGACATGCAAGTCAAGACTCCGGAAGATGCCATCCGTCTGATGCAGATGGGTGTCAACTATTCTCGTCGTATGCAGGAAATGAAACCCCTGCGTGCTCAAGATCAGATGCTGAAATCGAACGGTCTGAATGATCCTGAGAAGCTGAACTTCCTGATCGACCTGTCAAAAGGCGACAAGGGGGCAATCAAAAAGCTGCTCCAAGATCACAAGATCGACCCTGTTGATATTGACACCACTGCGGAAGATACTCCGTATCAGGCCAAGAATTATCAGGGTGATCCCAAAGATCTGGCCTTTGATGATGCTATCAAAGAGACTCTGGCTGCCGAAGGTGGTCGTGAGTTGATTGGTGACATCAACAAGGATTGGGACGAAGTTTCGAAAGAAGCTCTGCGAGATCAACCCACCATCTTCCAGAATATCCTTGCACAAAAACATTCAGGGGTTTATTCGAAGATTAAAGCTGAATTAGATTACCAGCGGACGATGGGTTATTTGACCCAAGTTCCCTTCCTCCAAGCCTACCATCAGGTGGGTGAGGCGATGCAAAAGGCTGGTGTTTTCGACGAACCAAAAGCCCAACCGACTGTTGTCGGCACTGGCACCCGGAAGGCTGCTCCTAAGCCGAAGACTGAGCAACCCACTCCAAACGTCTCATCGGCAACTCCACCCCGATCCGCTCCAGCAAATGCTGGCGGGCAACACGCAGAACCGGACTATTCGTCTATGAGTGACGAGGATTTCAAGAAGTTGGCTCCCCCCTCATAACGAAGAATCCAGTTGAGAAGTTTGAAAAGGAAATAACATGGCTCAACTTTACAATGCCCCTCCGGGTACGGCTTCGGACATTGGTCCGCAGTTCAACACTCACTACTGGGATCGTCGTTCTCTGATCGACGCTGCCGAACAGATGTTCTTCAGCCCTCTGGCTGACGTTCGCTCGATGCCGATGCACTACGGCAAAGAGCTGAAAGTCTACTACTACGTGCCTCTGCTCGATGACCGCAACGTCAACGACCAGGGTCTCGATGCTACCGGTGCCGTCACTGCCTGGGGTAACATCTACGGTTCGTCCAAGGATGTTGGCCTGATCAGTGCTCGTATGCCGACGCTGACCGAAGAAGGTGGGCGTGTGAACCGCGTTGGTTTCACCCGTCTCGAACGCTCTGGCACGCTGCAAGAGCACGGCTTCTTCACTGAATTCTCGGACGACATGATGACCTTTGATACGGATTCCGATCTGTATGGTCACATGAGCCGGGAAATGGTGGCTGGTGCCAACGAGATCACTGAAGATCTTCTGCAAATCGACCTCCTGTCGAATGCAGGGACTGTGGTCTACACTGGTGTATCGACTCAAGACAGCGAGATCACTGGTGAAGGTGCCAACCCGTCGGTTGTTACCTACATGGATCTGAAGAAACTGAGCATCGTCCTCGACGATAACCGGACTCCGAAGAACACCAAGATCATCAAAGGTTCGACCATGCAGGATACGATGACGATTAATGCGTCGCGTATCATGTACATTGGTTCGGAACTTCAGATCACTGTCGAGAACATGGTTGATGGTCTGGGCAACCCGGCTTTCGTTCCTGTTCGTAAGTACGCTGCTGCTTCGACGATCATGAACGGTGAAATCGGTTCCGTGGGTGACTTCCGCGTTATCGTTGTGCCGAACATGATGAACTGGGAAGGTGCTGGTGCTGTTGCTACCGGTGCGAACCTCGGTTACTCGGACGACGGTGCCAACTACAACATCTTCCCGATGTTGGTTGTTGGTGACGGCTCTTTCGCAACTGTCGGTCTGCAAGGCTCCGGCAAGAAAGGTGCGAAGCAGAAGTTCAAGATCATCGTCAGGAAGCCCGGTAAGGAAATGGCCACGATTCAGGATCCTTACGGCAAGATCGGTTTCAGCTCGATCACGTTCTACCACGGCTTCATCGCCCTGCGTCCGGAACGTCTGGCTGTTGTAAAGACCGTTGCGGCTGAGTAATCAGCTCTAAGGGGAGGGGGCTAACGCCCCCTTTCTTATCCTTTAACCTCTATCTAATATGGAAGATCATCCAATGAACATCAGTAAACTCGCACCCGCTGAAGCTCTCGAAGCTGTCACGGCAATGGAAACTGTAGAGCAACTTCGTGAAGCAGCGACCTCAATTAACGTCACATTCTCCGGCAATACCGGTGAAGGTACGCTCCGGAAGAAGCTCATGGATACCCTGTCTGCCGATCTGAACGAGCTGGACACTGACGACGACGCTCCTGTCGATCTGACTGAACCAGAAGAAGAGACCATCCCTGATCTGGGCGGCGATAAGTTCGACCCGTCTGAAATCCAATCGACTGCTGGCCCTGCGAAGAAGGGTCCGTCGATGAAGGAAATCCTGGAGATGGATCCGAATGAGATCACTGATCCTCTGCTCCTGCGTCAAGTGGTTCGTGCCAAGGCACTTCGTCTACGTCGTGTGAAGATCACCAATCTTGACCCTGCTGATTCTCAGCTTAATGGTGCCATCATCACTGCTGTGAACAAGTTCACCGGCAAGGTTGCCAAGTATGTCCCCTTCAACGAAGAAGAACATCCCAACGGCTACCACATCCCTGAGATCATCTTGAACCAGTTGAAGAGCCAGAAGTTCCCTCTCCGGAAGGAGATTAAAGGCGGCCAATTCGGCGTCAAGAAGTACAAGACCACAATGATCAATAAGTTCTCTATCGTCGAGCTTCCACCGCTTAACGAGAAAGAATTGGCTGAACTGGCTGCTCATCAGCGTGCATCTCACGCTATTGACTGATAACTGAAGAAGTACAATTTATTGTAAGGACTTATGGCTATGCCCGTAGAAGACACATGTAACGCAGACGCACAGGCTAATAGTCTTTACACTTCTTTGGTTGGAGATCTGGATCCGATTGACTCTGTAAGTCTCTCGGATCCAGCTTTTAATTTTGAGATTGATGAAGACAGTGACCTATATTCTGATCTCTCTTCAGTCTCACTAAAAGATTTGACTGAAGTTGAGATTGATGGGAACGGTGTATTCGACCGTTTGATGGCTGCTGTTAACAACCATCTGAATCAACAATTCAAACTAAACCGTATCACAGGGGCAGAGTATTCCCGTGTATACTCAGAATCTTTGCTTGGAGTTTTGGGTACTGCTTCTCAATTTGTTCTGAATAAAGACAGACAGAAATGGGAAGCAGTCTCAGCTCAGTATGCAGCTCAGGCTCTGGAGCTGGAAGGCAAGAAGTCTCTTCTCAACTATGAACAGTTGAAGCTTGAGTACAACAAAAATCTTCTTGAGACTAAAGTCGTGGGTACTCAATATGCACTCACCAAGATGCAGATTGCGAATGCTGATATAGCCTATTGTCTGACTGCTTCGCAGAAAAAGATGGTCGATGAGCAGTTCGAGAAAGAACGTAGCCAAACCTTGGATACACGTTCTGATGGATCCTACGTGCAAGGTGTTGTTGGCAGCCAGAAAGCTAATCTCGATAAAGATGTTGAGACCAAAGCGTATAGCCTGAACAACCTCTTCCCCGCTCAATTGAGTGTTCTCAATGAGCAAGTTGAGAGTGAACGTTCAAAGACACTAGTTACTCGTCGAGATGGTACTCCTATTACTGGTTCTGTTGGTAAACAGATTGATCTGTATAATCAGCAGATTGATAGTTTCATTAAAGATGCAAAACAGAAAACTGCGAAAATGTATCTTGATGGTTGGATTACTTCAAAGACTTTGGACGAAAATCTTGCTTCTCCGAATGAGCTTGATGTCCCTTCAGTAAGTGAAGTGCTACTGTCTTTGAGAACAGAGAATAATCTTTAAAGGTGTCATCAGATGGGTTTGTTTTCAGGGAGTAACGTGATCAACGTTTCTTCTTCAGTCTATAATCTGGCTGGAGAAGAACTTGATCGACCGAATTTCTTGAAAACAACTTTGTTTTCAGCAGTCATGAGTCCATACGATCTGTACTTGGGCGAGAAAATTATAGACAATTACTTGAAGGGTCCGGGGATCCTGCAACGATCTTTTTTCAATTGGGCTGTAAGAAATGAACTATCAGGTATCCCAACCTACTCTCAAAATATAATTGAAAATATATCACAGAGTATTGTAGAGCCATACATTCCTATTCCAGCCTCTCCTGCTGGGTTGGTTAACATTGTAATTTCTGCGGAAATTACATTTGGTGATTATTCTTTTTGGGCAGAACGTTGGTTGTTCGATAATGCCCCAGAAGAAGTCGCACTAAACTGGTTCGCAGACTACGATCAAACTAATCACCAAATTACCATTCAATATGAGAGTGGGGCTACAGTTGTTATCCCTGCTGATTCTTATGACAAGAATGAGAAGTTTGTTGTTGCTCGATACTACCAAGTAGTGCCGACAAGTGTGGAACCTATACAGGTTGGTACAAAAATCTTAAACATCACACCAGAGCCTTCGAATTCTGGTTTTGTGTTCAGTGCCACAGCAAACATTAATACTGTTGGCCATTCTCTGGATCAAACTGTTCGAGTGACCAAGGAGTATTCTGATGGAAGTCCGACCACGACTACAAATACTCCAGAGACGAATGTGGAAAGCTTTACCACTATTCGAGACACCTACACCAAAACAGAGTACGTCGGTAATACCGGTGGGACTCCAAACAACAATTCGAGCATAGAGACTACTCTTCTGATTTGGGAAAGAAGGAGGATCTATACTGATCCCACTTTCACTGTTGAAAGTGTTGTTGTTAATGATCTCGGAGGGGGAGATACTGAGACTGTAACTACTTCACGGTCTGGTGAGTATCTTGAACCAATCTATGATTACCAAGAAAAAACCCAAGAAACCATCTTTGACAAGATTGATGGGGATGGTGGTATTTGGATTTATATGATTGGTGGGGGAAACACTGTACTCAATGCTTTGGTGGTAGATACTGTTGCTGGGCCATCATACGAGTATTACCCTATTCTCCCCCTCAGAATTAACAATGAGAGCATCAGAGAACCTGGTTTTGAGGATCTGTATGCTGAAACCAAAAAAGCCTATAAGAAGGCCACAGGAGGTGGTCTTAAAGGGTATAATATTGATAACATCCTAGACAAGATTGAAGACAATCCTGACATTGGAGACATTGACTACTCTTATGTTCAGTGGGGGTGTTCTGTTAACATAATTGATCTTTCGAGCAAACGATACATTTATCTGTGGCTGAAGAGTTTGATGAATATTCAAAACACCACGTCTGCGGATATTACAGCTTTTGAGGATAGTGTTGTATTATATTCTGATTTTCAGGCTCAGTTGATTACATGGAGTGCTGCACAAAATAATAGCTTAGATCCGTTGTTTAATACGCCGAGACCCACGTACCCTTTGTACACTTCCCCTAAGACAACAACTATTCAATTGAAGAGTGATCATCCCCAACTCGGTGGGTTTGATAACAGATATACGTGGATAAATATTAATGAAACTTTTCACTCTGGTTTGGGAAAAGCCGGGGCTGTGCTAGATGATATTTGGTTTGATAATGGTTCAACGATTAACTGGAACATCTCTCAAGAGTTCGGAGAGCGAGAAGGATCTTCTTTTCGGATAATTGATAGAAGTGTCTCAAGTGTAGAGATGTTTAAACAAACAGGAGTAAATTCTTATTCAAAACTGACCATTTGGGGAATGTCTCACGACAACTTTATTTATCAAGGAAAAGCGGTCACCACTTCATTGTTTGACGGTGTGAACGATACAAGTGAATCTGTATTCCTAATCCCATTACACGCTCCAACAGTAAAACTGTTGGGTATCAAAGACTTTACTCAATTGAGTATTTCAAACACATTTATCACTTTTAATTCTTATGAGGTTGTGAAGAAAAAGTGGTATGAGTCCTTTTTAGGAATGTTGGTCGTTCTTGTTGTAGTAGTAGTGATCTCAGTACTTATTAACCCTGCACTAATGGCAAACGTGTCTGGTCTGTTGGGGTCTAATATTGCATTAGGAACAACTCTAGGTTTCACAGGTACAGCAGCCATTGTAGCAGGTGCTGTTACAAACGCTGTGGCTGCTATGATCCTATCTCAAGTGTTGTCTCAAGTAACTATACAGGTTTTTGGTGAAAAGTGGGGAGCCATTCTTGGTGCTCTGATTGGCTTTGCTTTGAGCTTCGGGATCTCTAACGGATTTTCAAACTTTAACCTCAGTACTTTGATGAACCCTCGTACTATTCTTAGTTTTAGCTCTGCGATTGCTAACGGGTACTCTGGCTTTACTCAAGCAGAGACTGCCGAAATCAATGAAGAGATGATGGGGAACCAAGAAAGTTATGATAAATCTGTTCAAGATTTGAACACTTTGTTACGGTCTTTGGGTCTTGCAGATGACTTGCTTTTTGATCCACTGGGACTTACAGAGAGTGCAAGAGGCAATGAGTATGGTGCAAAATCTAGTTATGTACCTGAATCCCTTGATCAGTTTATATCAAGAACCATGATCACTGGTTCGGACATTGTTGATATTACTCTCTCATTGATTACAGACTACACTGAACTACAGCTTACATTGCCTAAAGGTTAGGAGAAACAAATATGGGACTATATGCTAATCCGGTTGAAAACCCGCTTATGCCTTCAATGCCGGGGTTGGACACTACTGCAACAAATGCTGCCGTTGCCGGTAATACCAATAACATGGGGACTGGTTCTTGGACCTCTTCTCAAAATGGTACAATCTTCAACAGTCAAACTGGTGCTGTACAGAAGCCCGGATTCTTCGGTCAAGGGGGTATGGCTCAAATTGGTTTGGGTGCCATCTCTACTCTTGGTTCACTCTGGAACAGTTTCCAGCAGAACAAGATCGCCAAAAAGTCTTTGGCTCTTCAAGAACGGACTTTTGAAACCAATCTTGCAAACCAGACAAAGACGTACAATACGGAACTCGAAGACCGGATCCGTACTCGGTATGATACCGAACGTCGTGACCCTTCCGAAGCACAATCATACATCGAAAAGAACAAGCTGTAAGGGATACATATCATGGCTCGCCTCACTATTGAACAAATCAAGGCACCAGATCTTTCGGTGGCTTCTCAGGCAACTGCTCGTGCAGGGGAGGCGTTTCGTAAAGGTATGTCTTCTGCATCGGATCTCCTGTCTCAATACCAATCTGGTCTTGAGACACAGGGTGATGCTGAACTGACCAACCTGCTGGCTGGTGCAAAGAATGAAGACGAATGGAACTCCATTCTGGCTTCGACTGACTTCAGCAAGATGAACATCTCTGCTGGAATGCGTCAGAATATCATGAACCGTCGAGACAATATTCTGGGGTATGAGAACAAGCGTGCTGACACTCGTTTGGTTGATGCCAACACCGGCAACGTCAATGCTACTACTGCTCGGACACGGAATGCGACCGGCATTGACACGAACCAAGACAATCGAGCTGGTGAGCTGCATGGTGTCACCATGGCTGATCACAATTGGCGTCAAGGTGCTCGTGCAGAGGATGCTTCTTTGGCAGGGGCTGCTCTTCGTGCTGCTGAGGAAAGTGTGACCAATGGTTATGACCAACCTGGGGTAGGCGGCCCGGTCAGTGGTCAAAGCTCTGGTGCTGCTGCTGTCACTCCAGGGACCAATACTGGTCCTCGTGCAGATGGTTCAGGTATTTCTGTTCCAAATTCTCGTCCCGCAATTCAAGCGAACAACGATGATGTCCTCATGTTGGCTCGTACTCTGCAAGCTGAGGCTGGGAACCAAGGTCGTGAAGGCATGTTGGATGTCGGATCTGTCATTGCCAATCGTGTGGGTGACTCCCGTTATGGTGATGGGACTATCCGTGGTGTTGTCATGCGTCGTGGTCAGTTCTCTGCTTGGAATGGGGAGACTGGACATGCTGGTGGTGAGCAAGGCCAGAACATGAACTTCCAACCCAATGCAGATGCTATGGCTGCTGCTCAGGCCATCATCTCTGGGAATTATAAAGACCGGACAAATGGGGCAACCCACTATGTGAACAAGAACATCTCCAACCCTAGTTGGGGGAACAATGTTACATATCAGCGTGGAGATCACTGGTTTGGGCAAGCTGATGGGCCGGGCAATGGTCAACGTCCTACACCTCCTGCTGGTGGACCTCAGCCTCGTCAACGTGTAACTCAGAACCCGAACCAAGGTGGTCCAGCTCAACAGGCTTATCTAGGTGCTCTGGCAAACTCTCAGTATCAATCGACTGCTGATGTTTTAGCTGCGTACCAGAACCAGTACGACTACAATGAGACTGGTCAAGCTGCCATCACTCTTGCTGACAACAAGTTGGCTGAAGAAGCACTGGCCCAACAGATGCTGGATATTGCAGCAACGAACGTTGATCCCACTGAGGCAGTGGTTCAGTTCCGGAATGAGAACCCCGGTGCAACTGCTGTCGAACGTCTTCAGTTTGAGGCTGATGTTCTGGAAGCCACAGGTGATGGTGGTGCTCTGAGTGCTGCTCGTCTCCAGATCGGTACGACTGGTGCTTCTCCCAATGACATTGGCATTGCTGATGCAGCACTGGCTGACATCTCTGAGCGTCAACAACGAGACCGATTCCAAGTGGCTCAGAATGGTGCTGGTGAATTCACTTCTGATCCTGCCGGGATGATGACATCTGCTCTGAAAGGTCTGGGGATTTCGACCACACCTTCGGATGTGGAGTCTGCCATCAACTCTCTGGCAGAATCTCAAGGGATTACCCGTGCTGAAGCTGCATATTCCTATGCTCGTGCTGCTGAAGAAGAAACTCGTCTGGGACGTGCTCTCTCCATCGGTGGTGACAACCTGAGCAACTGGGGTGCTGAACGTTTTGCCCAAGAGCACTTCAAAGGGGAGAATGCTGCAATAGCTCGTGCTGCTTTGGCTGATGACCGTCGAGTTGCTGAACGCATCCAGACTGCCACAAGCAATCTTGGACGGATTGAACGGAAGATCCAGAAGCTCCGTCAACAAGGTGAGACAGTTCCTGTTGACTTGGTTTCTCAACGTGATGAGGCACGTCGTGCTGTTGAAGGTTTCTATGAGCAATATGGGAACCGTGGACAGACTGATACCCCTCCTCCAGCCGGTGGTGCGAACCCCGGAGCACGGATTGAGCAATCTCTCCGTGACGGCTAAGACAACTTTCAGGACTGGTATTTCGGTGCCAGTCCTGTAAAGAAGGGGAAACCAGATCAAGGATCCCATAAATGGCCAACGAATACACTCCCGTTTTTGATCAAGAAATGGCCCGCAAGATGGTTGTGGCCGCAAACGAGGGGAATGAGCTGGCAAACACTGAGTTTGCACAAGACATTCAGACTGCTCCTTACGGATACCTCGTCAATAAGTACGGACAGGAAGTAGCTGACAATCGTCGGCTTTATACCCAAGAACGTGCAGCCGTTGCACAGATCGAGAACGCTGATCGAAGCAATGCACAGGTTGTGGGAGACACTGGTCTCGCTGTTGCTTCTGGTCTCGTCAACGCTGTTGGTTCTCTTGGTTCGCTGACATTGGCTGCTGCTGGTGAAACTGACCAATACTTCGACGAAGAGAATGATGGATTCTCCCGTGCAGGTGTTTGGGCCTCTGAGAAGACACAGCAAGCAACTCAGTGGATCAAGAGCTTCCAGTCTGATGAGCTTCAGGATCGTCAGGGTCTGTCTGGTGTTGAGCGTCAACTGGATGCTCAAGATAACCTCGATCAATTCAACCGTGAAACCAACAATGGTGAGGATGCTTCCTTCATCGACGATTTGACATGGGTTGGTCGTGGTACTTTGAATAACCTTGGTCGGGTTGGATCTAATGCTGCTATCGCAGGTGATGTGATTGCTGAGGGTCTTGGTTCATTGGGACCAAGTGCCAAACTGGCTTCGGTCGCTTCGGGCCTTGTGACACGCACTGCAACGTACAACGCTGCAAAGATCGCAAATGCCATTGCTCCCACACAGGGAACGAAGTTCCTTGCTATGGGTGCTGAGGGTGTGAACCGTGCTGCAATCGCTTCTGCTGTTGGTGTTTCTGAGGCTGCTGGAGTCTATTCTCAGACTGTCAACGAAGTTCTGGGGATGAAGCATGGCGAGCTGATGGAGACATCTGAGGAATACGCCACGATGGTTGGTCAGGGTGTGGATCCTGATGATGCTAAGACAACTCTGGCTGCCAATGCCGGTATCGACGCTTTCAAGACATCTTTCCCGATGGCTGCCAGCTTGGGTATCATCGCTGGTAGATTTGAAGCCATGCCAATAAAATCCTTCCGTGGTTCAGGTTTCATCGGTGGACTGCGTCAAGTTGGTGCTCAAACTCTAGAAGAAGGTGGTCAGGGTGCCTCTGGCCAACTGGCAACGAACCTTGCCATTCGTGACACAGGTGTGGATCCCAACCGTACTCCCGGAGAGGGTGTAGATGAGGCTCTGGCGACTGGTATGATCGCCGGTACAGGTATGGCTGGTGTACTCGCAGCTCCTTCTGCTCTCGGAGAAGCTCCTCGTAAAATCACTGAAACCACAAAAGCTGTTGTTAACTCACCTGCTATAAAAGGTGCAGTATCGGCTGTTGGCAGTGCTGTCACTGCTGGTGGGAGTGCTCTGGATGCTGCTGCTAAAAACCTTGAGAACAGCCCTCAAGCAATGGCAGCACTGAGAGGTGTTCGTGCTGCTGGAGCAAAAGTCACTGAAAAAGTAACTCCTGTTGCAGATGCTGTGGTTAATCAAGCAAAGGATTTCAACACTCGTCCTGATCGAGATGCTCAGTCAAAAACACTCGCAGCATTAAGTGAGATTACTGAGCTGTCTGTGGTAGAGTTGACTACAAAGATTGATGGGAACCAGTCAGATAAAGAGCTTAATCTTGAGTTGGCTCGCAAATCTGCTGTTCAATCTATTGCACGCAACGAGGCTTCCGGTTCAGTTCCTTCAACATTCTCCAACACAACGACTGGTAACACTACACTGGCTCGTGTCGGTGGGATCATCTCCAAGCTGAGTGAGAAGGGTGTTCGCATCAACAAGATGAGCGATAGCGACGTTCTCTATGCCGCATCTGAGATACAAAACCTTCGCAGTTCGATTACAAACCTTCCCACTGCAATGCGGGCCAAGGTCAAGGACATCATTGCTTCTGAAGATTTCAAGAACATCCAGAAGCGTGTCACACGTATTGATCTGATGAAGACACAGGATGAAACCAAAGCAGTGACTGATGACATGGTCACAGAGACCAAACTGGTTGCTGCTGTGAACCCTGCCAACATCAATCCGGTGGTTGCTGGGAAGATTCTGGAACAGAATGATCGTACTGATGTGACTCCACAGGACATCCAGAACCTGAAGACTGCCAAGCGTATCGGTGAGGCAATCACTTCTCGTTCTGAAGCCTATGTCGAGGCACAGAAGAAGGAAGTGGTCGAGCTGTCTGTGAAGCCTGAGTATCGTGAGGGCAAGAAGCAGACCAAGCCGGTCGATCTGGTCGAGGCAATCTCTCGCAATATCTTCCTTGGTTCAGGAGACACTCGTGCTCCGTCTGTGGGGCAGTTCGCTTCTCAAATCATGCAAGGTGCTCAGAACCCAGATGGGACTGTCGAGATCGACGGTATCCCAACTGATGTGAATGCTGTCACAGATCACTTCACGAACTTTGCACAGCATATGATCAACAAGGTCGATGCTCTCAACCGGTCGTTTGCAAACCGTGATGCCAATGGCAACGGTACTGCTGAGTCGTTTGACAACCTTGGCCCTAACCGGAAGATCCGTCCGGGGCGTACTGAGAATGGTGCTGTGCAAGGCAAGGCTGTCACCTATCAAGGTGCTTCTCCTGGTGGTATCCGCTTTGCTGATGAGATGTATGCTGACGCAGTGGCTGCTGTGGAGGTCTACAATGCTCTGGTTGAAGCCTTCCCTGAGCGTTTCCCTGCTGGAGTGCTTAGTGTCCCAGATTTCGCTCCAAATGCGACACAAAGTCCTTTGAGTGACACAAGTGATCCACAAACTGATGTGGCTGAAGTCGAGACCGAAGCGGCCCCAACGGCTGTCGAAGAGGTTTCTGCGCCAGCAGAAACCGATGAGCAGGACGCAGAGGTCACTCCTCCTACTCTTGCCGAGATGATGGCTGCTGAAACTCGCACCAAAGATGACTTCAGTGCAATGAGCTATGAGGATCTGATCGAGTCTGCAAACCGTTGGTTTGTGGAAGAAGAAGGTATGGGTCTGGAAGCAATGCCAGAAGCTCGTCAGACTGTGATCAAAGAGTACACTGACTCGATCATTGCCTACTTCAATCTGCCTACAAACTTGGTCACTGGTATCACTTGGCTCCGTACTCCGGATGCTGGTCACATGGGTCAAGCCATGTGGGGTGAGCGTCTGATTGCAATGCGTGCCGGGGCTGTTCGTTCTCTCCTTGGCCCCAATGATACTGAGGGTTTCCGCACTGCTGAACACACAGTCTTCCATGAGCTGATGCACATCATTGATGCGTATGCCTCGAACGATGTCACTCGCCCTGTATCTCACAGCTCCAAGCTGTTTGATACGATCACAGGTGAAGAGGGTGCCATCTACAAAGAGGTGGTTGCTGCTGTCGATTCTGATCCAGAGATGAAGACACACTTCGACTATGCTCTGTCGTACAACAACATCGACACACTGGATGCCTTGGCCTCTGAGATCTTTGCTGAGATTGGTGCACTCTATCTGAGGAACACTGATCTGGCTCGTGAAAAATTCCCTGAAGGAGTGAAATATGTCGAAAACATCATCGAACAAGCAGGAGGCACAATCGTCGGTGAAGCCACCGATGGAAGTGCCACACAAGAGTCCAGTGGTGAAGAAAACGTTTCCACCAAAACGTCCGTGGCAGACAAAACCTTTGACAACGTCAGTCCCCAGTTCAACGAATCCTTCCTGAAACGGAAGGGTGAGTTCTCCTACGCTGATGGTGATGGGATCCTGGCCATGGTTGAAGCTCAACCAGGGACTAAAAATTATGTCGAGTTTGTCCGTCTGTACAAAGACCGGGTCATCGCTGAAGCCAACAATCGTCTGGCCACACTGAAGGTGAACAAGTCCAAGAAGGACGAGCTGCCTATCAAGGACCGGATCATTGCTGGTGACGAAGAGGTGGGCCTCTACCGTCGGAACAAGAACACGATCGCTGTTGACCGTACCACAGGTGAATACGATCCAGATCTCCTGTCGATCGCTGCTGTTGCAGTTCTCGATTGGCTCACTGGTGCTCGCTCTCAGAACATCAAGAACCTGGATGAGACCCTGGAAGACATGAACCTGACCTATGACATGGTCACAGATGATCAGATCAACACGATCATGAATGGGATCAACCCTCGTGATGCTGCTGAGACCCTGGCCAAGGACATCGTCCGTATGTGGGGTCTCCGTATCAATCCGGCTGCTCCTATGGTTGATGCCCGTGGTGCTGCTGAAGGTATGGCTAAAGAGCTGCTGGAAGCTCTCCTCACAGTGAGTGAGCAAGAAGTGGCTGCCAACCGTCAGGCTCTGATCGGTCGTAAGATCGTTCCGTATGTGGACCCAGAGAATGCTGAGGCACAGCGTCAAGAGATGATTGCCAAAGCAGAAGCTGATGAGATTGATCCAAACACAGTGATCTTCAAAGTGAAGCCTGTTGATCAGATCATCTTCGATACGTCTGTCATGCGTGAATTCCAGCAAGCCATTGGTTTGACTGGACAAGAAGCGTCTAAGAAGATGCTGGCTCCTGAGCTGGATACCATGCCTTCGATCGGTGCTCCTGCACGGTCGATCGACAACACCCAGTCTCGTGGTGATGTGAAGCTCTCTCGTCGTGAGAAGAAGACGCTTGAGCGTATGCAGAACCAAGGTCATGGACTGAACGTTGAGTTCTCTGGGATGGTCGATGTGGTTGGTCAGGAAGTTCTGGCCAAGTTCCTCGGTGAGAAGGACTTCAGCGAATTGAGTGATCGTCATCCAGTGCGTGCGTCGATCGCTGGTAAGAACCTGTCGATCGAGCGTGACTTCCAAGAAGCCATGAGTGTGATCAATGGTGTGAAGAATGCTGGGTTCACCGTGAATGGTGGACTGCCACAGGTATTCTACCGTGTGGGCATCTCTCGTGTTGGTCGTCACCAGTTCAAAGGGATCAACCCTCAGAACAACAAGATCCTTCGTGCTCTTGTGACACCAACTAAGTCTTTGTTGAACATGGATAAAAAGCGTCACAAGGATGCTTTCTGGCTGACAGTTGCTCAGGCTGCTGACATCTCTGGTTTCAACAAAGTGGAAAACCAACATCACAAGTATCTGTTGGAGAATATCCAACGTGAATTCTACGCCAAGTATGGCGAAGCTGTTGAAATGATTGGTGAACATCTGGAAGGTAGAGATCTCGATGGTGCTGCTCTGGTGGAAGCCATGGGTGGAACCGGTGAGATGCAGCAATTGGCTGCTGTCTTTGCCGTGGCTCAACTGGAGAAGGCTCTTCTGGATGGTACACAAGGTGCTTTCGAGACCACTCTCTCTTTCGAGCTGGATGGTAAGACCGATGGTCCCGGCAACATGATGGCTAACTTCGGACAGGGTATCCTGACCGAACAGGACTTCATGAACTTCAAGCGTGTTGGTTTCTTCCTCGGAACCAAGAACATGACTCTGAACAAGTTCTTCGGAAATGGCACTGAGCGTGACCTCTATGAGGTGACATCGCTCAAGGGTCAGATGGCTCTGCACAATGCAATCTCGAATGGGAAATTCTCTGACAAGGCCAAGTTCCATGCCATTGCAAATCTGGCTTCTGCCTTTGGTGATCTGAAGATCGAGAATGGGCAGTTTGTCCTCACTCGTAATGCCTCGAAGAACCCGATGACCAAGACGGTCTACGGCTCTTCTGAGCGTGGTATCGGTGTGGGTCTGGCTCAGGACATGATGCTCAAGATGTACCAAGCCCTGATCGACAATCCTGATGGGATCGTGGATTACCCCGGTGGCAAGGAAGGCTTTGAAGCTGATTTCTCTACGGCTTTCGGGATGAAGTTCCCCACAGGCCGTAACTGGAAGAAGGACTATCTGGGCCAGAATGAAGTGGACAACTTCACGAAGGCTGTGACCCAGACTCTGGGCAAGGTTCTCTCTGACACTGCCAAGGAAGTCATCGGTGATGAGATCACGAAGGTGAATGACACCTTGGTTCTGATGACTGCTTTCCAGACAGAATTCCTGACTGCGAAGTTCCGGGAACTGCTGGATGCCAAGGTTGCAGAGCGTGTCGCTGATGGTTCGATCAAGGTGAATGAGCGGACAGGTGTTCCTGATCGTTCATCCCTGACACAGGCTGACTATGATGCTGTGGTGGCTCAGATCCGTGCGTACAGCCCGACGTATGCCAACGGTATGCAGACGCTCGACATCGGCTCTCTGGGTGCCACAAACAGCGGTATCCGTCTGTCTGAGTCCATGACTGGCACTTTCCAGGCTCCATCGACGATGGTGTCTCCTGAGCTGGCCGGAGTGAAAGTCATCCCGTACATCACACAGGGTCGTGGTGATGCCATGATGATGAACTGGATCTACGGTGGGGAGACTGCTCCGGAGAATACCCTTCAGGTGTTTGATGGTATCGACATGCCTATCGACAAGATCTTTGAATACGCTCAACAGATCAACTCTGCTGTTCTCCAGAACTGGGAAGCAGATGTGATCGGTGACATCGTGAATGATGTGACAGGCTTCCTTGAGAAGACTACCAATGATGGGGATCTACTACTGAATGCTTGGACTCGTGCATTTGAGAGTGCTCAGAAGAAAAAGACCACAGCAACTGCAAAGACTCCTCAAGCGCTGATCGGTGATGTGAACGAGATGCAGCGTCGGAACCAAGCTCGTAAGGCTGTCTTCAAGCGAATTGGAGTCTCTGTCGATCACATGGGTGGTTCGGACACAGCCTTCACACAAGGGCCGGATGGTCGTGATTACACACTGGGTGAGATCAACGACATGATCCGTAAGGAATTGGGGGAACGTGCTCTTCAGAACCAGAACGATCAGACTGTGGACCCTGATGGGTCCATCGACGGTGAATTCACTGAGATCAATCTGGATGCTTTCCAGATCGAAGATCAACGTGCTCCTGTTGAAGGTGAGTTCTCCAAGCTGGTGGTCACTGATGCTGCAACAGTTATGGACAGTCTGCTCCGTGAAACTCGGAACAAGCCTGTGGCTGCTGCTGTTCGGATCCTCCAGAAGGCAAACCTCCAGACTCGTATCGTCATTGGTTCTCCTGAAGAGGTGAGCCAGTGGTACTCGGACAACATCGGTGAGATGGACGGTGGCCTGAAGCAGGACAAGAAGGGTATTTATGACCCGGTGAACGATGTCATGCTGATCACTGACAACAACCATGAGACCATGGTTCATGAGCTGATCCATGCTGCGACGTTCAAGATCGTTGAAGCGTTCTACAATGGAGATCAAACCCACAAGGATACGATTGGTCGTCTGGAAGTGCTGAACCAAGAATTCCTCGACATGGACTTCAGCAATGCACCTCAGTCGGTGCAGGACAGTGCCAACAGTGCAAAGTCTCAGATCCTATCTCTTCAAGTAGAAGACACAGCTTTCTCGAAGGCTGCTGCTCTGAATGAGATGATGGCATGGACCCTCAGCAATGAAGGTCTGATGAAGGAACTGGGTCAGAAGCAGACAAGCCTGATGGCTCGCATGACCAAGGTTCTGAAGGCTCTCATGCAGCGTCTGCTGGGTGGGGTGAAGTCAGATATGCTGTCTAACATCCAATTCAACACCGAGTTGTTGATCATTCCATCGGAGACTCTGGCTCTGCCAGCTCCTGTGGAAGACACGCTAGATGAGCTGACACCCGGTGCTCAGAAGATGACGAACTTCTGGATCGACTTGGCCGAGCAACGTCTTGATGAAGCTGTGAAATCCACTGGTCGTGTGTCCGAAAAAGTGACACAAATTTCGGACTACCGGAAGAACGCACAGAGTGCGATTGATACTCTGACCTTCGGTGGGTTCACTCTCTCTGCATACCAGCGTGAGACGTTCAAAGCGATCCACATGGTTCTGGCCATGGAGATGCGTCTGAACCCTCAGAGTGCTGCTGCGTTGAACGATATGTTCAAGCATGTGACAGACAACCTGACACCTGCTATGTTCGGCCCCACAAATGAACAGGACCGTTATTCTGCGGTCATGGAAATCTTCGGAGAAACCAAAAATGATGAAGGTGTATCAGATGCAATTGCTGTTCTTCTGGCTCTCAGCCAAACGTCCCGTGGTTTCCGTGCTGCAATTGATCAGCTTTCTGTGCCGGAATCCATCCAAGGCATCAGCAATGATTCTGTCAATGACTTCCTCAGTTCACTGACAGGGATGCTGCTGAACAAGGCAATCGGTTCGATTGACCTGAATGGACAGTCTGTCTCTGAAACTCTGGACCAACTGTCAGAGTCGATCCTTCTGGAAGCCTCAGAGAAAGAGTTCCGGATCCTCAGTGGTTTGATGAATAACATCAACAAAGCTGATGACTGGGGCAAAGGTGCTTTCAAGAAGTTGGCAGGTTTCACTGAAGCAGTGAACGATGAGCTGCGTGCATCAAACCGCTCTCAGCTCACCAAACTGACCTTCGGTGCAGTCACGGCTGCCACTGCTTTCATGGATCAGGAGCGTGCTGACATTCAGGCTCAGGCTCTGAAGCGTGTGACACACATGGGGACCAATCTGGACTTTGCTGTGTTTGCTCGTGAGTTCGTTGCAGAGGTCATCGGTACGGATCAAACCAATGCCAAGATCACTTCGATGCTGGATGAGGTGACATTCAATGCTTCGGCTGTTCGTCAGAACTACCGGGAAGATCTGCCGGTGATGTTCCAGAACGAATTCGAGAACCACCCTGATGCAGCCCAATGGCGTGCAGCTCACAAGGTATTGGGGAAGACTGATTTTGCTATGGTCTATGACCAAGATCGTCCCAACACATCCTTCGAATACTTCAAGGATGAGAACCTGATCGACGATGAGATCTTGGTTCATGAGGCTGCAATCCGTGCAAACTTCAGTGCTCCGATTGCCAATGTCATTCTGGAGAAGAGCCAACAACTGGCTGACTTCATGAATGGCAAAGGTCCGGGACACCAACTGTGGCGGAATGCTCATGCAATCAACACTCTGGCTGGTGAGTTCAAGCCTCCGATGACTGAGGAGATTGATCGTCTGGTTTCCTTCTATGCCATGAAGGGATCGGATCCTCAGATGCGTCAAGAGATTGCTCGCATGTATGAGAATGATCCTGTGGCAATGCAGAACCTCGCTGTCTACATGAGAGCATTGAACAAGGAAGAAGACTCAAAAGTCGTTTCAGAAGAAGCACTTATGAATGGTTTCAAAGGTTATGTCCCAGATCTGGGTCAGCCGGGAACCAAGATGATCATCGCCAAAGACGAAGACAAACGCGACCTTGAGAAGAAAGGGTACAAGCGTGTTGCTGATGCTTGGGCTGATGATGGGTTTTCTTCTGTGAACCGTGGGTACTACATCACTTCGACCAAACAGACTGGCACCTACTCCCAGGGGGTGATGCAGATTATTCAGGACACATACCGGGGTGTGGATGCCACATCTGGTCTAAGTGTGAGCGGGATGACCTCTGGGGTTATCACGGGGGCTGCTGTGGTCTCTGTGACCAACTGGCTCAACAGCCTGACATCTGGTCTGGCTGACAACAAGGAAGCCTTCCTGCCTGTCTACTCGACGGATGGGGTGCTTCACTATGAGCGGTTCATCAACCCTGATCTTCTGGAGAAATACACAGCTCCGAAGAACAACCTCGCTCTGATGCTGGGTGCTTGGGCTGGTCGTCAGGTGGAAGAGAAGATTGCTCAGAAGTACAATGCTGCTCTGATCGACCAACTGAAAACCACATATGATGAGCGTGATGAGGGGGATGACAATCAGTTCATCAACCTGCCAGAGATGGCCAAAGCTCAGAAACTGTGGGATGAAGCCACTGTCGCTGAACGTCGGAACATGAAAAAGCCGGACCCTGTCTATGTGGAAAGCTGGAAGGTGATTTCACCTCAGACCAAGCGTTACATCGAAGAAGTGTTTGGCAAAGATACGTTCATGGTTCGCAAGGACCAGATGAACATCGCTCTAGGTTACCGTGATCCATCGGTCATTGATCTGTGGACTGGGAACACTCGTGTACCTGATGGGATGCGTGAGGGCGTACAGGCGATCACTGGACTGGTAATGGGTGATGCAGCCATGAAGAACCTTGCCTTCGCTGAGAAGGGTGTTCAGGGGCTGGTATCCACTGCCAAGGATCTGATCGTGGTTCGTTCTCTGGTGGTTCCATACATGAACACCCAAGCAAACGTGGTACAGCTCTCCACTCGTGGTGTTCCTTTGAAGGAACAACTGAAGGGGTACAAGAACAAGTTGGCTGAGATTGAGAAGTTCAACCTCAACTCGAAAGAGCTAATGCGTCTGGATACTCGGATCCAATTGGCTGGAGCGGATACGAACAAGATCCGTATCCTTCAGAGCCAGAAGCAGGTGATCATGGGTGAGAACGCTCGTATGAGTGTTGCCCCTCTGATCAAAGCTGGTGCCTACAAGAACATCTCTGAGGGACTCTCGGATATGGATGTGGAAATCACTGGTGGTCGTCTGGGGGATTGGGTTGAGAAGAAGATCGACAGCATTCCAAATGCTGGTGTCCGGACCATCGCTAAGTATGGGATCCTCTCGAAGGACACTGCCATCTACAAGGGAGCCAATAAGGCTGTGCAGTATGGGGATTTCCTTGCAAAGGCGATCTACTACGATCACCTGATGTCAAAAGGTCTGAGCCACGATGATGCAATGAAATTGGTGAACGAAGAGTTCGTGAACTTCTCTGTTTTGCCGGGTCGTACTCGTCAGTATCTCGAAGGAGTTGGAGCAACTTGGTTCCTCGCATTCAAGATCCGGATCATGAAGATTGCCATGAACCAGATCCGTGAGAACCCAGCTCGCTCTCTGATCTTGGGTGCAACGATTGCTGATTACGGTTCACCACAGGCTGACAACCTTGCATCGGTCATTGTTGATGAGCGGATCGGCTATCCCCTGGGATGGGACATGCTGTTCAACTCACCAGGATTGAACCCATGGGTGAATTTGACTGAATAAAAAAAGACCCCTCCGGAGCTGTCCGGAGGGGTCTTGATTGTGTCAGTCTGGAGCGTCTTTCTCGAAGTCCTTGGTGATGAACCATACTCCCCACAACCCCGTGAAAATCATGAGAAGAGGCATCAGTACAGCAAGGATTGCTCCGAGAATTATGCCCGCTACCATTATGGTGACTGACAACAAACCAAAGAGAAGGGTTAGGCCGATGGCCTTCCACCTACTCATTGATCAAAGATAGACGACTTCTTCACCTTGGAGGCTGGAGCGTCTTCAACTTCTTCGGGGGAATCACTCTCGGAGGATTCTGGTTCCTCGTCCCCGAAAAGGTTTTTTGACGAGGACTTCCCGGTTTCGGTCTTGGTATCGGCTTTGTCAACCGGTGCTTCTTCTTCTGCTGGTTCAGCATCTCCTGCGCCATCGCCAGCATCGCTGTCTTTACCAGATACGTCCACATCTTCTGCTGGCTCCTTAGGTTTGTTCTTGGAACCGGGTTGGCGACCACCACGACGTGTCTTCGGTTTCGCCTTGGCTTCGCCCATTAGAACTTCAGCCGAGATGTTGCCATCGTCATCGGAAGTCAGATCGACACCAGTGACACCGGTCAGCCCAAGTGTTGCCACGAAGGTTTCGAGTGCTTTCTGGATTTCGTCTTCATCGAGAAGGATACGCATGGCGTTCCCCTTTCTTGGTTCAATTTCAGTTATCGTCACGAGGACGTGTTCTTCGGTGGTGTGTCCACCAAAACCAAAAGAGACATCGTCGAGGAACTTCCAATTATCGTCTTCGATGATCCCAGCTTCTTGCAGGGTATCGGAGAAGAATTTGTCCACAATGGAACAGACGTTCGCTATGTCGTACTCTCTCTTGGTCTTGGTAAACACTTGATACCTAAGACGGATTCTCCCCAGTGGGGGAATCTTGGCATCACGCAACAGTCTTTTACCGTGGTCATGGAACCTGTGTTTCAAGGCTGTCAGACTCCGGTAATGGAGATTGCGATAGACGTTGAGGTTGAGAGCAGTCACCTTCTTGCTTGAGGTACGAAACCTCATTGGCAATTTCAGTTGGTACTCTCGTTGGGTCGGTAGAGTCATCGCAATCTCCTACGTTTGACGGTGATTAGTCGTCAAACAGCGAGGTCTTGGCTTTCGCCTTTTCCCCACCACCGGATCCGCCTTTGAAGGACTTGCCTTCAGCGGAACCTTTGCCAGTGGACTTGTCGTAGGTCTGGCCTTTGTTGCGTTCCAGCCACTTCTCAGCGTAGTTCGACTGAGACTCGTCCATCTTGTCGATGGCCTTCTGGAGATCACCAGCGTCCAGAACATCATCAAAGTTCCCACCAAGTCCACGGATGAACTCTGCAACGTCGCTGATCGTGACCAGCTTGTCTGCGGGGAAGAACTTGATGATCTCGTTCTGATCACGAGTTTCACCAGTCGGCTCGTACTTGCCGGTGTTCTGATCCAGAGCGGTCTTGTCCACCGTCTGACGCTGGAGAGCGATCTGAATCTTCTCACCGTGCAGCTCCGAGAAGCAGTCAACTGCCTGTGGCAGTTCTTTCTTCGCGTCGAAGTCGTACAGCTTCACTGTCAATTCTTCGACATCCATCGCGCCCATCTCTTTCGAGCAGACGAGCATACAGAGCGAATTGATCTGGTTGAAGCCAGGAAGGTTCTTGTCTTCACCGGTCTTCTTGTCCTTGTACGTCACGTCGCCGTTCCGGTTGGACACCCAGATTTGCTGGCGGACTTCACGTCCGTTGACATCCAGCAAAAGGTTGACACTGCGTGCTTCGGAAGCCGAGGCTTTGCCGATGTACGCAGTTTTGATGGTGGCGGTATAGATGTCAGTATCCAACGCGCCTCCGCCACCGAGGAAGTCGTCTTCGACTTTATCAGGTGCGGCTTTTTTTCCTGCGAAAATGTTGCTCATTAGCATGTCTCTTTCATTTCAGGGTTTCAATTCTGGTTTGTTTTTCGGCGTTCATTCCGCGTAGTATTCAACCAGTCGGTCGATCACGAGCTGTGCGTCGTTCTCGATGAATGTCTCGTCATCAGAGAACAAACCGAAGGGAGAGCGTAGCCTGTCTCCCACTGTGGCTCGTGTAGTCCGGGTCTGGAACACATGCTTATAGCCCATGTCCTGGTCCCGTTCGGAGATCGTCAGCAGTTTGCCTGGTTGAGCATCCTTGTTGATCTCCTTGATCGTAGCCTTCTTGGCTCCAATCACAGTCGTGAAGTAAGCCTCAAGACCGTTCTTCTTCAACGCACCTTTGACAGGCACGGTGTAAGAAAATTTGCCAGTGTTCTCATCGAGTTGAGCGTCGATGTGACCCAGCATGATTGTGTAGCCAGGAAACTTGGCCACATATTCATACATGAGAGTCTTGAAGAACTGACCGTATGCACCCCACTGCTGCATGGTATTGGCTGAACCAATGACATGAACAGACTCGAAGCGATCCATCATGAAGCTGATGGTATCGACAACGATGGTATGGAACCGTCCAGGGTTGTCGATGACTTGCTGGTAGAGATCAAAGATCTCTTCAGGGTCGTCAATCGTCACCCGCTTGAACTTGTTCTTGAAGGGTAGCGGTTTGCCACCCTCACAGTTGATGTAGAGAACACCCTCACCACCACGGAGGTTCCGGAGACAGGATGATTTACCTGCCCCAGACTCTCCTGCGATGAGGATCGACTTTGGATTTTCGGACATTGCTGTCTCCTTGGTTTAGGTCATCTTTGCAGCGACCGATTTCAGAATAGTCAACTCGACCTCGTCCTTTTTCAGGGGACTTGGCGACTGCTCATTGAGCGTGTTGACCTTGCCTTTGATCACATCGTAGCTGGCCCCTGCATCCTTCAGCATCATTGCAAAATTGAGCAGGTTGTTGTTTCTATTCCCAACTTCCATGTTGTTCAAGAACCAACGTTCGAGGTGATCCAAACGTCCCAGATCAGCTACCTGTGCGGTGTACTCACTGTTCTGTTTGGTTTTCGGAATGAACGGCAACACGTTGACGAGGTTCGGGCCTTTGTGAACAAAGACTTGCGAATTCTCATGTGTCATCCATTTCTTGGACCGCTGGTTTGCGGACCCATCTGACTTGAATGGCAGCCAAAGAAGGAAGCTATCCACGAAGTCCCGATAGTCTGCTTTGTCCAGCTTCAGATTATAGTTTGCTGGCATGATCAGACGGAACCGGTGCTCTTCGTCAGTGTGACGTTTGGTTGTTGCGGTCGTGAACGTGTAGTCCTTCATCAGCTCATGGAGAGCCTCAAGACGGATGCCGTAGCTCAGGATCTTTCCATCCTTATCACGCTCATGACCATCAATATCCACCACAAGACAATTGAAACCTTCGATGACATTGTCTTCCGACCGGTGCTCTTTGTCGAAGTGGTGGTTACACCAATGCATCCCCGGTGCAGCCAACAGCTTTGGAAGGCTGTCGAATGGTTTCTGCATTGGAGAATAGTCGGAAGCGAAGTGATCAGAGAAGCTGAAGCTGATCTTGTTCAGATCGGTCTCCTCTAGGGTTGAACCAGTGAAGAAATCAACTCCGCTGATCACGTTCTTCTTGATGACAACGTGGTTGCCCACGCCCCATGCCATTGCGAGATCCATAATCTCCCGACGAGGTGTCGTGGAGGATGGATAATATGGCAGATCTTCAACCAGATCAGCATGGGTCAAGGTCACGCCTGACTCAGCGATATACTTCGCCAGACGAACGAAATTCCGTTCCCTCTTGAGAAGGGTCTGGAACGATGCTCCACTTTCTTCAGCAACCTTGAATGCCTGCCGGAGGTTCTTCTTGGTGATGTCCGAGGACTCGTCCAAGAAGGCATAGATTCCAGCGAGCTTGAGGGCTTTGAAGTACCGGTGAGACAGTTCAGCCTTCCGGACAACCTCGTGCTCAGGCAGAGAGTTGGCTACCGTTTCACAGTAGAGACGATAGGAGATCAGTTCGACACCAACCTCCTTTGGCACGTCGATCTTCAGATTGAAGAAACGAGTGTCAGCGAACTTGGCCAGTTTTTGCTTCCAGTTTAGGAGAGCCTGTGACCGGTTCTTGGACACCAACCCGTTGTAAACATCTTCAGGGTTGATGGTGGGAGAGAAAGTTTCAGGCTTCCCCATCCCGAAGAAACACCTCCGAGCGTACCCAGTCTCAAGGAAGGAATAGAACTCCTCCTCAGTCTTGGATCCGTCGAAGAGTTTCGACGTGGTTCCGAACATGAGCATGTTGGCAGGGGTTGCCCCGACCAAATCAATACCCCGCTCGTTGTCCGTGGTGTTCTTCACCAGTTTGGTTTTGATCCGGCCTAAGTCGTATAGCTCAAGGAGGATGTTGATCACCTCCGTGTTGCCTATGATATTGGAACCGATCTCATCCATTTGGAAATTGATTGAACCAGCACGAGCAAGGAGCAGCTTGTAACGTAGCTGCTTCACCGCTGGGCCAGTACCGGAGTCAAAGATGAAAGGAGCATGCCCCTGACGCTTAAAATCAGCCTCCAGGAGCTTCTTCTCATCATCTTCGCTTCCGGACTTTGCAGCAGCAATGTCTACAGCCAGATCATAGATCGAGGCTTCGGCAATTGCAGGAAAGACATGACCCGTGAAGATCTGCCGAAAGTCAGAAATGACATCTTCCATCAAGGACACAGAGTGACCTTTACCAAAGCCTGACGTTGCCAGAGCAATGGAATAGATATTGATTGGGATGTTCCCACGTTCCGGGCTGACAATCGTCGCTCGCATGGAGCTTGGAATCAGACTCAGAAAGTAGGCAACTTCAGCCTGGAAGAAGTCACGGTTGACGTTTCCTGTGCGGTGGCACAACAGATCAACCAGCTCCGACATGGCCGGGTGATGAGATTCTTTCTCAATCACACTGAGGTCATAGAGTGGTTTTGACACGGGGTGTCTCCTTATGTTCGACTTCCATCGTCGTGGAAGTAGTTTTTGCGTTGTTCACAAACCGAAAAAGCAGGACAGTATGGACATGCCTTGACTTCACCAGGGACGGTGACGACTGCGCCTTTGCCTTTGTCCTTGAGCCAAAGCTGTGCATCAGCTTCATTGTCAAAGTTCTTCTGGCATTTACCACCGGCCTTGGCCGTTGATTCGTTGGCGTAGTATTTGTACTGAGGCTCGGACTGCCACAGTTCTTTGTCAGTGCATTGCACCATCTTCTCTTGGCTCAGACCAGCATTCTGAATGATGTGGTCGATCTTGCCATTGACCCAATCCTCTGTCTCTTTCAGGGACAGCAGAGCGAACTCCTTGTGGGGTGTCCGGATCTGAGGGTATTTGGGATCAGCGGTGCGATACTTGACCCAGTCTGTGAAGATGAATTGAATCCGCATCACATCATCTCGGATCAGGTCCGGCATGATCCAGCGATACATGGAACCCTGGAGAATGTAGTCTTCGTCTTTGTTCCCAGAAGTCCAAGCAAATGTGCTGGTGGATTTGAAATCCCGATAGGCTTGGCCGATCAGAAAGTCGAGCTGACCGGTGATGACCAGATCCCGGAATTGCTTGTAGCCACGGATCTCCAGATAGATAGGGATCTCGTCGTCTTTCAGCTTCTTGGGATCCGGATTGATCCGGATTTTGTCGATGACCTTCTGAGGGTAGTGCAGCTTACGCATGGCCAACTGCCAGTTACCTTCGGTCCAGGCACGCTCGATCGAGTCATGGAGACCATGACCCATACGGGAAGCGATGATGTCTGAGAGATCCATCTCTTCCATGGTTTGATCAACCTTACGCTTGAGAATGAGCTGACGAGTCGGCTTCATCAAGGTGGTCACAGAGATCAATTCCCCTGGAGGAGCTTCAGCAGCTCCAGATTTGTAACCGTCTTGCAGCAGCCAAACGGCCAAGGGCAAGTCGATCTTGTGATTATTGGTTATTTTAACCATTGAGTTTCTCCAGGTGTTTGCCGATTGCTTTTTGGACATCGGCTATGGTTGCATTTGCAGGGATGGTCATCTCTTCCTTCCAGTTGGGATAGAAGATCGACAGCTCCCCAGACATCTTGATGTGCTCATTTTGGATGGCAGGATCTTCTTGCCAACTCACGGCTTTCACCATGTGTTTGTTTGTGTAAAGCAAGACTTCCATGTCATCTCTGATGAGCATGTATCCAGCGTCATGGATCTGAGCACACGGTTTGATGTCCAAACGATGTGGTCCTTTTCGGACAGTAGAAAGGAACTCAGAACCGGCACGAGAATTCAACATGCAGTATGATTGTCCAAGGGCATTACCTGCTGTACGGCCCTCAGCGGCTGCCTCATACGGTGTCTTGCTGGTTCCCAGCACAACCTGCTTCAGCAGGGGAGTCCGCAATCTGAGACCAAAAGCAAGGGTGACGTAGCCATCCTTACAGGCTTGTTCCAATTTATCTGCAACCCACTTGTCAGAGACGTGGTACAGATTGTGATAGCTGGCTTCGATTGACTTAGCCAACTGCGAGGTGAAGCCACAGTTTGCCATCAGAGTCACATACGTCCCCTGATAGGTGAGAGCAAAGGTGGGAGCCTTCGACTCTTGTCTCCAGTGGGGGTAGAGCTTCTTGATGGAGTTGACACGAGCGACGTTGTGTTCGCTCGCGTCTACTGTGGAGACAGACTCGACTACTCCATTCAGTTTAAGCATCGCCTACTACAGCAGCTTTAACAGCCCACATGCTGAAGTCTTCCAGTTTGGTCAGTGCTACAGAACGACGACGACCGTTGGGAATATTGTCGATGATATATTGCTCCATATCAACGACAGCATTTTTAATACCATCAACAGTTTGGTTGTTGCTTGGATTAAATTTGGGATCGGTTACACTCATTGGTTCACTCATTTGTTGAGTTGGGCAAACAGCTCATGTCCGAGCAGTTTTTGACCCTGATATTCTATCTCCTCATTGCTGTGGAAATAGATCTGTTTCCCATCGACGATTGCCTTGTAGGCAGTAGCTCCATCAGGGAGCATCTCAATGTCTGGCATGTGCTCTTTGAAGTAAGCCAATGCACGAAGACAGTGTCCGTCGAACCCATCAGAATACACCTTGATCTTCTCTGGATCCTTGGTGGTCACTGCTGAAATTTTGTCCTCCAACGAATCGAAGTCCAAACCCACAAACAGCCATCCGGGAGGTGCCTCAAAACACTCTTTGATGAGCTTGGCAAGTCTTTGTTTGACCTTTGTGGAACCAGCAGAAGGGATGTTCTGTAGGTTGGGGTTGTTACTGGAAAGCCTACCAGATGCAGTGCCACCCAGCCGGAAGTTTCCGAACAGGTAATGCCATCCATCGTTACCCTTAACGGCTTTAAGGAATGCCGGAAGAAACGTAGAGAGGATGATTGCACTGGCTTTGAACTCGATCAGGATCTCCAGAAACCGAATCACTTCGGGATCTTTGGTGTGGTTGATCAGCTTCTCAAGCGTCTCAGCTCCCGTTGCAGGTTGCTTGGTGTCCGTGTAGTCGAGGACTGGGAGACCCAGGAAATCCTCGGAATACAGGAAGCGTTGGAGCTGTTTAGAGCTGCCAGGATTGAACTTGACAACGGTGTCTTTTGTAGAACCAAGATCTGCCTTGGTGATCTGCTTGGTTTTGAGTTTGGCATTCTTCTCTATCACCTTTTCGTCTTTGAGTGTGTCTATATAGGACCAGACGATTTGCAGATTGTTCATCCGTGCTAAGTTTCCATCCGACTCTTTGTTGAGCTGCTTGTCCAAGGCTTTAACCTTGGCCATGTTCAGGGGCATCCCTGTGAGCTGCATCTGAATGATGTCGATCACTGCTGGACGGAAAAGCGTCTGGTATGGTTCATCCTGAAGATCGGCAAGCATGATCGGCAAGTTTTTCTTGTAGACGTACCATGTGGAAAGTCCGTCGATCAGGTTGTACCGGAGCAAATCCGGAAGAGCGATCAGCCTGATGTCATGGATGTCTTCCTGAGCATAGTTCCCAGCAAACTCCTGAGCCTGTGTCTTGAGACCCAGCTCATTTCCTGCACAGGAATTGGTGGCCAGATAAGTGATGATCTGTGTGCAGTCCCAATCTTTCAGCATCACTTCCAGACCTTCAAGGAGACCCTTTTGATCTAGGATGTGATCCATAAACAGTTGATAAACAAGGACATACACGTCGTAACAGATGTTGTGGTAGATCATCTTCCGCTTGAAATTGTAGAAGAAATCTCTGAGCAGTTGACGAATAACAGGGTTCTCAACACGACCAGATTTCTGACCCTCCTTCCCGATGGACGTAGAGTCCACTGCGAAAGCAATGCCCTCGTGTTCATTCCAACAGAAGGTGATCGTGCCAATCCCAGCATCGTAATGCTTCAGGTCAAAGCCTTCGATGTCACATGTGAGATCACAATCCATCTCCAGTAGTTTGTTCAACCACTTGGCAATACCAGTTGGCCCCACAGGGTAATCAGCGAACTTGATGATGTTCGATCCCACCACAGTGGAGTTACCTCTGGCCCATCGTTTGGTGGACTCCAGAGCCATCCCGATCTTTGCCTTCATCTTGTCAGGGTCATAGAAGACCCGGCCATAGTTGGGGCAGTAGGTGATCGTGAAGTCTGTATCATACTCTGATATGAAGAAGTCCCCAATGGTGGCATCGGTCTTGGCCTTCTTGGACAGGATCTTGAAGTAGTCCGGCTGTGTAACGACAAGCATCTCAATGCCTGCTGCCTTGAGGTTGGGCAACAGGTCATCGAGATACTCTTTCATGTCGGCAGCCGAGTTCTTCTTCTTGGTTCCATCCATGAAGAGGTCAGCGATCATGACACTCTCACCCAGAGCCAGAAGGTGAGGCTGGTAGTAATGCTTCTGCACCTCCGCTGTCTGGATACGTGGAACCAGGATACAGATCCTGGGATCCTTTGCAGAGTTGCCGATGATCTCATATTTCATTTTCAACTTCCTACTTATTTTGTGACCATCTCTTACCAAAGAGATATAACTACAGTTCAGCTTCACATGGTTTTAGCACATGAGTCGTAGGCGGGAATCGAACCCGCGTTCTACCAAGTCTCGGTCAACGAAAGGGAATCGAACCCCTACTCCGGTTTAGGCATCTATGAAAAATACCTATCTGGAAGCTCTCCTCTGATGAAGAGGCGAGAACGTGGACGGGACAGTGCGACGTACTGGAGACGTGCTGTCTGTTCCTTGTTAGTGGACTTACCGATGTCGGCGAGGTCAACGATGACGGAGTCATAGGTAGACCCCTGAGCCTTGTGCGTGGTGGATGCACTGACCGAACGGAGATCAGGATACCCGTTCTTGATCTTGAAGAAACGTTCCCAACTCTTTGATTGAGAGTAGAAACGTAGGACAGCTTCACGATCATTGTGGTCTGCGAAGGCCGTTACCGAATAGGTAACACCCGAATTCACATCTTCCACATCCATCATGATCATCCGGATCTCTTCGCCACTGACGAGAGATTTATCCAAGAAATCATCGGTGATCCGAACAACCCGGACAACTTGGTCCGTGTACAGTCGTTCTTTCCCCAGCAATTCAGCCGACGAGTTGTTCGAAAGAATTTCACCAACCTCATACGGCTCAGTGTAGGACCGGAGCTGTCGAATGAAGCTGTTGTACTGTATCACACGAGCATTTGTGTAAGAGAGTACACGCTTGCTGGCGTTCTCGATGAGGAACTCACGTTCCAGAATACCTTTGAGAGTGGTGCCATCGACAAAGTCAATCACACCGGGGACTTCTTTGATCCGGGTGAACTTGCCAGTCAGAACAGTCTGCTTGGCCTGCTCACAGAGATCCATGAGAGCTTGTTGATCCTTATTCCGAACTGGGACAGTCAGATTTCCAGTATCCATCTTCTGAGAATAGATCGGAGAGATGTGTTCTTTGACAGGAGCCAACTGGTTTTTATCCCCTACGAACAACACCTTACAGGTCGAGTCGATACCTTTGTTGATGTATTTGAAGAGATCACTGTTCACCATCGAACACTCATCAACAATGATGAGAGTCCCACTGTGGACAACCCACCGTGGGGTAGGCACGATTTTGACTGTGCCTGTGGAGAAATTTTCAGAGACTCGGAGGTTCATGTACGAATAGATCGTACCAATCTCTCCAGCTCTGTGAGTCATTGCGTCACTGAGGACGGCTGCTGCCTTGTTGGTTGTTGCTGTGATGGCAATGCTGTGCATCGTTTTGGTGGTCTGATGCTTCAGGATCCCATCAGCGATCTGGGAAATCAGAAAGGTTTTCCCCGTACCTGCACCACCGGATACGTCCATGAATTGATCGGGTCCGTTGATGAACTGGATGACTTTCATGAACACGGCTTGTTGGTCTTTATTAAGTGCCATGTCTTTGATTTCCTTATTGAAGTAGACCCCCCGGCTTCTAACCGGGGAGTCCATCCCTGCCCGCAGGCTTCATTACCAAGCGTGGGAAACGCTTATCCGCATTTAGAGTGACCACAGTCAGCACAGACTGGGCAGCCACCGGAGAGGTTGACGTTGAATCCTTTGCAGCTTGGACACTGCATCGGTTTTCCAACGGGAGTTGGGAAGTTCTCAGCAGCAGTCTCATCATAAACCTCGTCAACGATTTTGAGGTCTTTCAGATGCTGTTCCAATGTGGAACCAAGAAGGGCGATGAATGATGGAAGGTATTTGCCATCGACCCAGGCTCCGCCATTGGGATCCATAATGGATTTGAGATCTTCGATCACGAAGCTGATGTCCCCACCACGACGGAACACCGAACTCATCATCCGAGTCAAGGCCACAGTCCACTGGAAGTGGCTCATGTCTTGAGTGTTGATGAAGATTTCGAATGGGATGGTGTGTCCATCTTGATCGTAGTGGTTGTTGATCGTGACGTAGAAATTGCTTTCCTGCCACTTCAGCTTGTAGGTCTGTCCAAAGAGAGACTTGTTCCGGACAATGGCAGTGTTTGTTGCCACTGGTTCAGGAGCCTCAGCCTTTTCAGGGGCTTCTTTCTTTGGTTCAGACTCGACGGACAGGACGGATCCAGTCACGTCATTCGGACGGTAGGTGGTGCAACCTTTGCAGCCCATCTGGTATGCCGACAGGTACACTTGCTCGAAGTCTTCAAACGAAATGTCTTCCGGACAGTTGATGGTCTTGGAGATTGATGAGTCCACCCACTTCTGAACTGCTGCCTGCATGACAAGGTGGTCATGGGGCTTCAGAGTCTGAGCTGTGACGAGATGTTCGGGATTGGGTTCTTTGTCCCAGCCCTTGTTCTCACGCCATTCGTTGTACAGGCCAACACCGTAGTCGTAGATGACTTCTTCACGCTTCGACCCATCCTTCTCCAACACCTTGCGGGTGTAGCTTGGAGCGAAGATAGGTTCGACACCTGAGCTGACGTTGCCAGCGTACAGAGAGATCGTTCCAGTCGGAGCGATGGAAGTCAGAAGAGCGTTCCGGATCCCGTGATCCAACACACCCTGACGGATGTCGTCAGGCATGTCGATCATGAAACCAGAGTTGATGAAGCTCTCCCGTTGGGCCTTGGTCTTTGTCACCGGGCATGGGCCGAGAAGTTTGGCCAGCTCGATAGACCGACGGTATGCTTTCAGGGTGATGAGCTTCATCACACGTTCAGCGATCTCTGCTGCTTCAGGAGAACCGTACTTGATGTTCATCATGAAGAGCATGTCGGCCAGACCAGTAATCCCAATGCCCATACGACGTTTGGCTTTCGCTTCGGCCTTCTGTTCAGGGATCGGGAAGTTGCTGATGTCAATGATTGAGTCCAGCATATCGACTGCTTGCTCGGTCAAGAACTCCAGCTTCTTGGTGTCCACACCATTCGTATTTTCGAAAGGATCTGTCACAACCTGGGTCAGGTTGATCGAACCAAGAAGACATGCACCATAGGGTGGTAGAGGTTGCTCACCACAGGGGTTCGTGGCCGAGATTTCTTCCACGTACCAGAGGTTGTTTTTCTTGTTGATGCGGTCGATGAACAACACACCGGGTTCGGCATAGTTGTAGGTCGATTCCATCATCAATTTCCAGAGATCACGGGCCTTGACTGTCTTGTAGACGTAGACTGTGCGTCCATCATATTCCCGTGGTTTAACACCGGTTCCCGGATCCACTTCGTGGACCAGATCCCAGCTCTGGTTGTTCTGCACTGCGTGCATGAACTTGTCAGTGGCCAAGACCGAGACGTTGAACATGCGAAGACGATTGGAATCACGCTTTGCAGTGATGAAGTCTTCCACATCCGGGTGATCACACCGCATGGTTGCCATCATGGCTCCACGACGGCTGCCAGCACTCATCACAGTGCGACACATGGCGTCCCAGACATCCATGAAAGTTAGAGGACCACTGGCATCAGCGTCCACCCCTTTGACGGGGCTGTCCTTGGGCCGGAGAGGGCTGAAGTCATAGCCGATGCCACCGCCTTGCTGCATGGTCAAGGCTGCTTCCTTGAGCATGTCAAAGATTCCCCCCATTGAGTCAGGGATGGTTCCCATCACGTAGCAGTTGAAGAGAGTGACATTGCGTCCAGAACCAGCACCGGCTGTGATACGACCGGCAGGCAGGAAGCCAAAGTTGTTGAGAGCTTTGCGGAATTTCTCAAGACGATAGGCTTGAAGAACCTCAAGTTCGCCTTCTTCAAGTTTCACTCCGTTGAGTTGGAGTGGTGAGAAGGCACACGCTGAGGCAATCCGGTTCCAGGTGTCTTGGACATTGCTGTCATCCTGGATGTCTGGATTGGGTGTGATCAGACGGTATTTGGCGTTCCAAATCTGCTCACAGATGGGTTGAGGGAAGGGGTTGTTTGATGACATGGCTGTCAGTCTCCTTGATTTAGATCAATTTTGTGGGGTAGTTTAGGGATACGTTGTTAAGCACGACAGTCACTATCAATCCAGAGGAAAAATCGCATGACCTCCATTAACAAACTTACCATTAAACAAGTCGCTGAAATCAAAGCAAGAATTCTTGCTGGAGAGTATCAGCATGTTTTGGCTGCTGAGTACGAATTGAATCAGGGACGGATCAATGAGATCGCCAAAGGGAAGCGGTTCGCATATGTACCACCTGCCAAATCGTACAAGAAAGGTTCGGGTTCACGCCCTAAGCCTTGAAAAAAGAAAAGCCTCCACCGATCCCGTAGGAGGAAAAATCAGCGGAGGCTTTGTTTGTCAGAAAACTAAGCATGTTTTTTCCTTTCACGGGAGGATGGATGTGATGGCCTTGTCCATCTCATCAAGGGACATTGACCCGAAGTTGAAGACAGGGATGCAGTAATGATCAGCCATGCGTAGAGCTTGACCTGTACCACCGACGGCCTTGCCTCCGGGAGTCCAGCAGACAATGAAGTCTGTCGGAGTTTTGAGATCAAGTCCCAGCACCTGATAGGCATTACGGGCCATGAAGTCTCGACCGGTACAACCAAGGTTGACCCAGTTTGGATGAAACTTGCTTGTGAGAAGGCGAGCTTCCTTGGTAGAACCAAAAAGAAGAGACTCGTTCCTGTTGAATACACGGTAGGGTAGATAGATTTCCATCTTCCCATTCTTGTTGACGCAGCCAAGCTCAAAAGCTGTGTCTGCACCCGGTGCTCCACCAGATCGTAGAGTGTGACCCCAAGACGCCATGTAGCGTCCGAGTGAGGTCATCTTGTCCTTAATATCTGGAGGAGTCTCTCTTGAACCGATTCCAGTGTAAATCATGTCAGATAATGCTTCTCGCCACAGGGAATGACTTCCCCTTTGTTGATGGAACGCCAATAGAATTTCTCACGACGAGCATTATTACGCTCATGTTCGTTGAGAATATCAGCACTATACTCAGCACGAGTGTCTGTGCTTTCGGACTGGAGAATGACCTCACTACCATACTGATTCAGGTAGCAGACAAGGAAGTTTTCTCCCAACCAGATAGCATCATTCCGACGACCACTCATGAGAGTATCGGTTGGTAAGGACGACCACGGAAGATGGCCTTGTACCGAAGAGCTTCTTGGTTTTTCAACCACTTACGATATTCTTCTGTGTCCCTCGCAGTGGTTTGTTTGGCCAAATTAACGGCCAGATTCAGCACTGGATAGCACACGGTACAGAGTAGAGTTTTTCGCATTGGCTTTCTCCTGATTGCGAGCGTCTCTTCGACGCTGGTTCTCTTTGTGTGTCACCATCTCAAGATGATCTGGGTTCACACACATACGGTTATTACACAGATGGTCTATCTGCTTTTTTCCCGGCACGAAACCATTCTTGTTCACGAATGAGACAATGTGAACGGCGACTGTCTGGCCATTTAGCGACATGCGGGGGTATCCTCCCCCTCTTCCGGTGCCTGAATCGGACCCCTGCCAGATGTGACAGGGATCCCGTCGACCATTCAGTCTGAAGCCAAGATACCGGATCACGACGTTGTCCATGATCTTCTCATGGATGTCTGTTCTCCGGCACATGATCACAACCGCTCAGTTACGAGACGACGACCCTTGAAGACCCCTTTGGGGTTGCGGTTCTTGGTCTCGGTTTCCAACACAACGTAGATGTTGTTGCTGTCAGAGATCAGCATGTCACCGACCTGCACATCGACGCCCGGAGGGACTTTGTAATGGCAGGAATAGTTGTTTTCCGTGGCCTTCACCCGGAAGGTGTCCGGGATGTCCTCTTCGAGTTGATAAAGCTTGAAGGTTTTGATCTCACCACTGTCCAGTTCGAGGATTATGTCCCCGTTGGAGGTGGTGTTCATGTAGACGCCAGCTTGAGGAGCGCCTTTGGTGGTGCGGTAACGACGAGGCATGATGTAGTTCCATTCTGTGTTGATGGGTTTGCCGTCCCAGGCTGTGAAGTCTGATACATGACGGTGATACGAATTGGCTTCACGATAGTTCTTGTAATGCCAAGGGGTGATTCTGTAATAGTCTTCACGACGAGCGTAGACGGCATACAGCTCTTCGGCCTCACTGATGTGAAGGACGATCATCGGGGTCCGGCCCCGGTTGAGACGCACTATATCTCCAACTCTATGGGTCATCTTAGATGACTCCAAAGAAGAGCATCAGTCCACGGATTGTTCCAACAGGACCAACAAATATGTCAGCCATGAGCCATCCGATATTACTGTTGCTTGCATCATGGATTACAGCAGTGAGCCACATGGCAAACACAAAAAGAGCGAATACGAGTATAGTGAGTTCTTTCATCTTAATTCTCCTACGAAGGTTAAATTTTCCCCAGATTTTGCTTGCACACATTAGAACAAATAGAGAACGGGGTATTTAGTCTGGCCCCCTGCCTTGTCAGTCATCGGATTACTTTTTCGCTTATGTCCATGGAGCGACTAGCTGTCTTATACCGAGGGTGAGGGGTTGGAGCATGGACTAATCCGTTGCTGCCAAACTGGTTTCCGAAGAAACCAAAAAAGAAAAACCCTACCGGATCTCTCCGATAGGGTTTGGTCAGCTCCAGCAACTGTCAGAATCACGGATTAGCATCCGCTCCTTAACAGCGACTGGTCACTGTGATCAGGTATCCCAGTGCCAGCAAGTTCGCACTAATGACAGTTTTGAGGCTGTCCTCTAGCCGCCTTCCACTGCTCCATGCAGGGCGCGAAAAACCGACTGGTCACTGAGAATGTGGAAGGTGACTTAGATCAAGAGGGATCTTCTGTCAACTTAAAAACCAAGAAAAAGCCGGGGAAAGACCCCGGCTGATTCCCTCTTGTCATTCCGCTGTGAACCAGCGTTCGTACAGGGCTTTGACCCAAGTCGGTTGAGGAAGAACGTTCCATCCGACGATGAGTCCTGCCCCGAAGAACAGGATTGCTTCGATCATAGGAATACCTTTCGTGGTTTGTCCTGAAGGAGTAGAGGCTTCAAGTTTACCTTTTTGCGGTCCACTTCGCCATCCTCTTTGTGCAGAGTGACTGCACAGATCCCTCCACGGGTGAAGAGACCCTTCATTTGCGCCCAGTTGTTGGGTTTGGCCAAGGTCCGGAAGTGCTCTGCATCAGCCCCTACGAGCTGTTTTTGCTTGTCGTGGTGGACGTGAGCTGTCCAGATGAACCGCCAATACTTGGCCTTGGCCCATGCGTCTGGGAACTGGTCTGAGAAGACATCCTTGAGGCTTTCCCATTTGCATTTGTCCCCGTGGTGAGGGAACACAGCACACTTGCCCCAGGGAATCACACGGAAGTTGTCATCACTGACAACCACATTCACACGAGGATCGTCTTTGAAATGGGCATCCAGAGCCACCATGACACCGATATAAGCTGTTTCGTCATGGTTCCCCCGGAGAAGGTGGACTTCGACTTCCTGATGCTTCTGGAGGAGTAGACCGATGGTATAACGCATGATGTTCATGGCATTGATCGTGTTGTCGAGATGGTTTTCCCGAATCACATCACATTCGTTGCCAGAAGCAGGAGTCAATCCTTTGTGATCATTGGCGTCCAAGAGGTCGCCCATGTCCAGTAGGACTGCTTTGTGAGCCAGAGGAAGATTGTGCATCAAGCGGGTGATTGCTGCATACACTGCGTCGAGGTACTTGGGATCCCCGTATTGTCCGCCAACGTGAAGATCACACAGGGGGATGAAGTTGCAGAGGTCTTTGGGTAGCTCATAGGTGGGAGGAGGCGTAGGAGCGGCTCGTGGAGCCTGTGTGAGAGCGTCAATGAGGGTCTGTGCTACATCGACTGGTTCTTCTTCTTCTGGTTTGATCTGGTAGCGTACAGAGTTCCGTACAATCGTACCATCAGAGAGGGTTTCCTGAACGATTCGCCAACCACCAGTGACAACCCTTCCACCCAGACCAGTTGCGTCCATTGCTGATTGAAGTCCGGGATCTGCCTCCTCGTAGACTAGAGCAGCTCTGATTGACTCGGTGATTGTGGAACGATGAACCCCGGCAATTTCGGCTACTTTGGAGAAGTTCTCGTCATGCTCACGCCACAGTTTGAGACGTTCCGCTTGAATCGGAGTAATGGGCATATGGCCATCCTTACTTTTATTATAGAAAGATGTGGACAACCATTGGGTGAAACATACCGTGGTAAGAGACTCACACTAGGTGTGACTACCACGGTATGTTTCTGCTTTCAAAGCTTAAAACCACCGTCCCTCGATAGTAATGGAAACAGTAACTATGGATGCTGAAGTCTCATTAGAATATCGGAAAGCAGTTATGTTTAGTAGATCGGTAATGGTCACGCCTGATGCAGATACAGTGACTGCTCGTGTATCATCTGCGTTGTTTGATACATAAGGTGTCATAGCAACAGAAAGAGGGAATGATACAAATGGTAGAGGAAATGTAAAATCCAGCGGAGTAGTTTTATAAGGGTCCGTTACAGTGCCATCCCCCAAAGCATTGCTTGCACCAAGAGAGAATGTAGCAACAAGTTTCATACGACCATCATTGTATTTTGTCCAATATCCGGTTGTATTGCTGGTTCCTCCTTTGGAGTGAACATCAGGCAAATACTGAATACCTCTCAAATGAGAGTCAACAATAGTACCTGCACCTTCTGTCTCAAACTCAAGAAACTCAGTGTTAGAGGGTCTGTCTGGACTACCCACAAAAGGTCCAACAATCAAACCAGAAAAGTCTGTATCTGGTTCCGTGGCTATGGCTACGATTCTCGTATCACCAGCAGTCATCAAAGCATTAGAAACTATATGATGGAAACTGTAGAATCGAACATCTGTGAAGTCAAAGAAGCAATTCGTGAAAGAGGAGCTGTAAGCACAGTCTTTTTCAATAACTATTTGACGAGACCAGCTATGCATATTGTTACATTGTACAGATCCAAAAGACCCAACAATAAGACCAATATCTTGACCACTTGAAATGTTTACACCATCTATCATTGCATCAGCGGTATAGATACCAACACCGAAGTTCTGCATAGAACCTCCAATGGTGATTTGACCTGAGATAGTGTCACTCAAAGTAATCCCAGTAACTACTGCAAATTCAAGTGTTGAAGGGGTGTCTTGATATTCAGTGCTGTTACGACGAAGAGTTACAGTTTCTGAGATTGGATTGTTTTTTGCATAGTCAGCAAACCCTGTAATTGTAACAGAAACGCCTGCATCAACTTTAGGGAAACTCAAACGAGTACATATTTTTGTTGGAGCAACTGGAGACACCCACTCACCAGAAACAACCTCACTGCCTGTAAGAGCAAGAGGAATATTGGTTCCAGTAGTTGGTGTGTGTTTTAAGACAATACCATTACCCAGAAAAGGTTTTTCAAGATTCCGGTAAGTGCTTGAACTATGGTAAACATTGTTCAAAAACTGAAGAAAAACATTTTTGGTTTTATAGGGGTATGTACTGCCAACTCGGTTTTTATCGCCAAAAGAGGTGAGATCACCAAAGCATTTGAAACCAATGTGGTAAACATTTCCTTCTACTCGGGAATGAGCAGTGTTTTCCCAAAAACGCCCACCAGTGGCATAGTTACAGTCAATGAAAAAAGACTTCTCAAATGTGATCGAACGAATACGAAGATCTTGTGCTTCAGAGCCAACGTCTGCGTTCAAACGATCAGCGATAACAAAAGCGTATCCGGGCATACCAGCAGCAATACTGGTCCAAGTACCGTTTGGATCACAAGAGATGTACCCATTACGAAGACTAAGACCGTAAAACCAACCTGCACCCAAGCCATTTACTCGACCAATAATAATTGGTGAGGAAATCAACATATTCTCCCCAAGGCAATCAATGGCGGGAGAAATTCCTGCATTGATTACCTCATTAGAGGTAATCGTTGAACCACTGAAATTTGCAGAAAATCTCAAAGCAGATTTGAAAGCTTCAGTCATATCCGTAACAAGAGGCGTGGTATTATCCATGTAATGTTGAGGACTGATAGCCATATCGGGTCCAACTTTAGGAAGCCAATTTGGGATGTCAGTAATACCTGTACTGCCTGTTGATTTATAGAAGTACAGAACAGTCTCTTTATAAGAGACCCCCATCACATAATCATTTGGAAGAGTATCGAATACTCCGTTGGCATTGTCAGTGACAAATTGAGCACGATTGGGATACACATTACTATTTAAAAGACTCTGAACAGAATCTGATAATGTTTGAGCTGAATTAGCAGCGACTTGAGCTGAAGCCGCAGCATTTTCTGCTGCAACTCTGTTAGATTCATCATTGATAATGATATAGGAAGTAGGATCACCTACATTCACATCAAAATTTGTATCAGTATCTGTTGATACGGTGATGGTAAAGTTATCCAGCATGGTTAGTCACATCCTCTTGTACAACAATTTTGAAGGTATTTGTTGATCTTACACCTTCCCCAGGGACAGTGAATTCTACATCACAATCATAGCTTCTTGGAGACCACCCCTGTGTATCTGCACTAAGCGCAGACAATGTAAACAGGTTTAGAGGACTTCCTGGTTTTGTGACTGTAAATGCCTGTGTAAGAGTTCCACACCATCTCATTTCTGATTCGATTGTCCAATTTGTAATGTCTACAAGGATTGCAGCATTGTAGGTATCAAGTGCATTTTGTACATCAACTGTAGATACAGGATCTGCGGCCATGGTGGTAGCGAGGTCATTTGCGGCTTGGATAGCCCCTGAAGTCTCTACGTTGGTTACATAGAGATTTATAGAGAAATCATCACCTTGTTTAGTAGTGACAGTGCCCATGTTACAATACACCTTTTGTTGCGTTTGGTCGGTCTTAGCATGAAAAAAGAGACGGGGGAATACCCCCCGTCTCTCTGTTGTCAACCGTAAAGGTCGAACAATGCTTGCACTTGAGCGTTCTCGCTCTTGGACATGCCTTGCACTTCTCCACCTGTGATCAAAGACTCGATCATCAAAGGTGTGAGTTTCACCGACTCACGCTCACGCATGTACGCGGCGTAAACCAATGGGAAGAAGTGTTCCACTGCCTCGCCGATCAGACGAGCGTAGACACGAATTTCCCATTGAGCATGATCATCGTCCCGCAGATACAGGAATTTGATCAGGTTGCTGATGTCCATTTTCCAGACACATTCGGTGTATGTGTTCAGAGGCAGGACGATCCGGGCCGTCTCACGAGAGACATCCCGACGCAGGAGTTCCTCGTAATGATCGAAGGAATCGTTGGACGAGCGTTCGATCAGCTTGCGTGCTTCCAGTGCATCTTCCACAGGAAGAGGTTCACCAGACATCTGCTTGTTGATCAGCCCCTGATACATGATCTTCTCGATCTCAGGGACATAGAACAGACGAACCATCTCCGAGTACCGGCCTGAGTATTCGTTCAGGTTGGCTGTCCGATGGCGAACCAACTGACGCATGACGAAGATGGGGAGACGCATGTGGAACCGGATCTCACCCATCTCCAGAGGAGACGTATGATGATTCCGAACCAGATAGTTGATCAGGCCAGCATCGTTGTTCACTTTCTTGGTTCCACGACCGTAGGACATACGGGCCGACTCAGCGATCTCCACGTCAGATCCCATGACTTCTTTCACTTCAAAGAAACCATGGTCAAGGACTTGGATAGCGTTGGCCGGTTTGTCTGTCCATTCCAGACGCTCACCAAGTTCAGGTGCTTCTTCCGCAGGAAGAGATGCTTTGTAGATCTCGGCATCAATCTTGGAATTTGCTGGGTGATAGTAGTTCACGTCATACCCTTGGTGGTGAAGAATTTCCTGAAGAGTGCGAACAACATCAATGAGTTTCCCTTCAGGGCCGTTGTTGTCGATGAACATGTCAGCATGTTCACGAGTCATCTCCATGGATTCCGGCCCCTCAAGAGGAAGTCGGTTGCAAGCATCAACCCAGATCACATGATCGAAGACTTTCTTCTCCATGCAGGCTTGCCATTCCCGGACACGACGCATACCGACGTACATGTCGTTCCCTTCCTGGATCATCTCTGAACCAGTGCGAGAAGCATCCGGAGTGTTGTATGCCTCGATCAGATCACCCCAGGTAGACCGGAAGTTCACACGATCTTCGAACATTGCCTCATAGGAGTCGTAGCGTTCCTTGCCCCACATGGGCCAGATTGCCTTACGACCGACGAAATCCGACGAAGATGAGAACTTGAGTCCCATCTTGTCGGCAATCATTTCGGCCACGGTGTCTTTGCCATGCCTCCCATGACCAATGATAAGTAACTTGGGTTTCTGCTTATCCATGGATGTTTCCGTTCAGAGCGATACGAAGAGTGTTCATCGTGTCTTCGATTTCAGTGGTGAGCTGTTTGTTTTGCTCAGACAACTCAGAGATGGCGATCTCAGCTTGCTGAAGCAGAGCGTTTTTCCGACCAACTGCTTGGACGAGATCTACTTTCTCGTCTTGGTATCTCAGCAGAGTTTCGATCGAGCTATTGCTGATCAGTGCTGTCATCTGAGCGATGATCAGGATTACCTCTTTCTGCTCAACGATATGGTCACGAGCACGAGCATGACGCTCTTTCTCACGATCCAACAGATCTTGCAGAGCAATCTGGGAACGAGCGATGTCATCACCAGTGAAGCCCATGAGGTCGATACGCTTGCCCTGCTTGTGTGCAGCAGCAACCTGACGACGGACTTCTTTCATGCGAACACGAGGGTCCACATCAACGACGGTCATGGATTTGGTTTGAGTCTTGGACATTTTGGTCTCCTCGGAGGGTTTGAAAATTAGGTAATTGTGCAAGCTCTTGGTATGACAAAGGTCCAGTTATGCCATTCGGCCATGTTACATTTACCCAGTAACCCTCACCGGACTTCATTATCCGGAAAGGGATTTGGTACAGATACAGCCAGCGAGTTGCTTCAACCGTATCAGAGAGGAACAGGAATCTCAGCGTGTTATGCGAGAGCTGTCTGGGGTTTATCGGCAGCGTTCTGGTACTTGCCGTCGCCATAGTCACCATCCTCCTCTAGACGACCATACAGCACCTGTGCGATGCCCTGACCGGGAAGGATCTCCATGTTCTCGTGGCCATGGTAGACCAGTTCGAGAGTCAATTTCCCATTCCATCCCGGCTCGATCACCGTGTTGAACACGCTCAGTCCTTGACGCGCCCAAGTGGACTTGTCCTTGACTGTTCCCACAAGATTGTGGGGTGTTTGGAAACGTTCAATGGTCGAAGCCAAAACGAAATGTCCCATGAAGGTCTCTTCTTCACCTGTTTCCGGGTCAAGTACGACCGTCCGAGCACCATAGGCGTCATTCACGAACTTGACTGACTGCTTGATGCGGATGTCATATCCGGCCTCTGCAAGGCCGTATGACGTTCCCTCGTAGCGAATCTTCTC